GGGAGGGGTTGTGTTATGCAGGAAATCGGGCAAACTGCCACCGCCCACCATAACTTACTCGTATAAAACTGAGTACAGCGAGGACGAGTTGAGCATCCACCCCGGCGAGGGCAAGGTAATAATAGTTGACGATGTGTTGGCAACTGGTGGGACTTTGGGGGCCGTGAATCGTCTCTGCGGGCTCGCAGGGTACGACGTAGTTGATAATTTGGTCCTGATAGACCTCCTTTATGTGCCAAGAAGTTTTGACGTCGAAGCAAAGAGTTTAGTAAAGTATGAATAAAAAAATTAAACAAAAAATTCTTGCTCTTTATGTAGCGAAAGCCATAACAAATATAGCCATAGCGATTGCGCTAGTTCTATTCTTTTTGGTCTTACTTTTTATTGGCCTGGTTGGGGTATAGCATGAATAAAGAAAATACATTAATAGTCTGTGCCCTTGAGGCGGAAACCCAGGGCAAGTTGAAGGACTGGAATACTCTTTATACGGGTGTGGGCAAAGTAAACGCGACCCTTGCTTTGGTCAAATATCTGTTTTCTCATACACCAAGGTATGTAATAAATTACGGCACTGCTGGAAGTAGAGACTTAAAAATTGGTGAGTTGGTTGACTGCACAAAGTTCTTACAAAGGGACATGGATGCAACTCCTTTGGGTTTCGAGAGAGGCCAAACTGCCTTCGAAAACCATATACCAACCATGTTAGATTTTTCTCATGTAAAGAATAATTTAATAGGCAAAAACTATGTCTGCGGGACCGGCGACAACTTTGTTCAAGACGTTAACCAAGAAATATGCAATATAGATGTTTTTGATATGGAGGCATACGCCTTGGCAAAGGTTTGCTATTTACAAAGTGTGCCATTCATATCTTATAAATATATAAGTGATAATGCAGACAGCACTGCGGATAAAGATTGGACAGAAAACTTGACAGACGGTTTAAGTGCTTTTAAAGAGATGGTCTTGAAAGAAATAACTAGGAGCAGTAATGAACCCAGCTAGAGAAGAAGTGAGCTTGTTAAACCCCGGTGCTCTTGCGGCAGATGGTTTAGACGACGCTATTATAGGATACGGGCAACAGTTCCCAAGAGAACCCTTGCTTGTATATGACTATGATAAATGTGTGGAAATATTCATGAGCCAAGGAATGTCTCATGAGGAGGCCATTGAATGGATGGAGTTTAATGTTGTAAGTGCTTATATGGGCGAAGGCACGCCTATTTTTATTAAAGTGATCCCCTGGAGGGAACAATGAACAGGAAACAAAGGCGAGAGGCCGCCAAACAGGCCAAGAGCCAGGGGAATCAGGAGTTGGAGGAGAAGATTGGTTTGTTTGGTAAGATGCCAGACCATTGTCTGGTATGCGAAAAAGACTTTGATAAAAGGGATAGGGAACAAGTCATGTCATGGAATGTTGTGGTGCGCGAAAAGGAAAACCGTGTTAACTTATATTGCCCGCAATGTTGGGAAAAAAGTTTGAAGTTCATAGAGGAAGTACAGGAGGCCCTAAATGAGAAAAACTCTAAGCAGTGATGATTTACTACTAGAACCACAGTATAGTGATATCGAAAGCAGGAAAGAGGTGGACATATCTGTTGACTTAGGGTTCGCGGGCCGCTTGTCTTCTCCTATTGTGTCCGCGCCTATGGATACGATTTGCGGCGAGGATATGACATCCACGTTTGCAAACATGGGTTTGTTGCCAATTATTCATAGATACAATACAATTAATGAACAGTGTGAAATAGCTCGCGTAGCCTTGGCAGCAAACATGAATAATTCTCCGATTGCCGCTGCCGTTGGGGCCACTGGGGACTACTTAGACAGAGCGGTGAAACTTGCTTCGTATGGAGTAGAAGTTATATGCATCGACGTTGCTCACGGACACCACATTATGGTGGAAAGAGCTATAAAAACTATAAAGGACAGAGTAGACAAAGTACACATCATGGCTGGCAACATTGCCACGCTTGAGGCCTTTAACGATCTATCAGACTGGGGAGCTGACTCTATCCGATGCGGAATCGGGGGTGGCTCGATATGTTCGACACGTATTCAAACGGGTCACGGGGTTCCCACGATACAAACTATTATGGATGTGTCGCGCACTGATAGGAAATCTTTAATCATTGCCGATGGCGGGATGAAGAACAGCGGGGATATAGTTAAGGCCCTGGCGGCAGGGGCCGATATGGTTATGGTTGGCAGCCTTATATCTGGCACCGAACAGACCCCAGGAGATGTGATAACTGATAGTCAAGGTAGGAAAAGGAAGATGTATAGAGGGATGGCGAGCAAAGGGGCACAGAGAGATTGGCGAGGTAAAGTTTCTTCAATCGAAGGTGTCACAACAACCGTTCCCTTTAAAGGAGATGTAAAAGATGTTATCAGAGAGTTACATGTTGGCATCAGGAGTGGCCTGTCTTATTCTGGCTCCCGATGTATACAAGAGTTACAAAATAGGGCGGTATTTCTGCGACAAACTACTAGCGGACAGGCGGAAAGTTCGACACACATAATGGGAAGATAAGTATGGGTTACGGGAACAACACAAAAAAAGTTGTCTTTTATGATACCGATAAAAGACATGCAGATTTAAAAATAAGACTGCAAAACGATGACATGTCCCAAAACGACTTTTTCCGTGCCTTGGTGACGGCTTATATAAACGGCGACACCCGTGTTATGGATTACTTAAATGAGTGGAGGCTGGAAAACGGTAAACAAAGCAAATCAAAAGTAGAAATTTCCAAGAAAACTATGGACGAAGGCAGAGAAACTCAAAAGAAGTTTGCACTAGACGAGGATACGATTGAAAATATCTTTGATATACTAGAGAAACACAGGCCAGATTTATAAATAAAAATACCTTTAGATGGTTAAGTTACTATTTATTATTGTTAAAACAGCTTTAACACTGTTAGGAGATATATAGATATGAGCAAGAAGGCACTCTTAAATGAAACACAAGTCCGTCAGATGATGAAGTTAGCATCTCTTGGCGGCCCCCTCACCAGCAATTTTTTGACTGAAAAATATGGCACCTACATGGATGAGGACGAACATAGCGTGGAAGAAGGCTATGGCATGCAGGAAGACGAAGATGACATGGAAGAGGGTCATGGCATGATGAAACCTGGCATGGCCGAAATGGGGCATGAAATGGGAGAGGCTCATGGTGGAATGCATGAAGATGATATGGAAGAGGGCCACGGCATGTACGAAGATGATGCTGACAAAGAAGTTCTTGAGGGTGAGCACGAGGAAGCACCCGAGGACGAAGGCCCCGAAGATGCCGCTTTGGACCTCGAAGAGCCCGCCCCTGAAGGTGGAACCTCCGAGAAAGAGACTAAATTTGCTAGCGCGATAGCCACTTTGGCTGATTTAGCTGGCGTTGAAGTTGACTTTGGCGATATGGGTGGCATGGACGCAGACATGATGGCTGACACTGCTGGAGATGAGGACATGGCTGCTGATTTGGCTGACTTGGGCGACATGGGCGACATGGGCGAAGAAGAGCCGCTTGACGAGATTGACTTCATTGATGAAGAAGAAGTTATGAACGAAGTTTACAAGAGAGTCAAGAATCGTCTTAAGAAAAAATTGCTGTCTGACAAATAAAAATTTATACATTTTTGTAACTAAAGCCGTGGATTTGCCTATTTAAATTGGATCCACGGCTTTTATTATTTGTGGCTTGACAAAATTATTGAGGGGGGTTATACTTTGGCAGAGGGGGAAGAAGTGATAGCATATGCTTGGAAAGTAAGTAAAAATAATCCTTGTTACAGATTGCAAATATCTAATATTTCTGGTAAGCGGATGAGAAACAAAATCTTCAACCAGATAAATGGATGGAACAATTCTGGAGAGGGGTTCGATTCTAAGAACAACCAATACGTCTTAATTTTTGATAAAAAGTTTGAAAGTCCCGGTGATTGGCTCACGTGGGCACAGACTTTTCCATATCAAATAACAGAAATTGGTGTTAATAATGGCAAAGAGAAAGTGATAAACAAAAGGAGAAAGCGTGACAATCCCAGAAGAAAGTGACTCAGAGAAAGGGTCAAAGCCAGTTGTGCTGAGCGCGTTCAACACAATAGGTCTAGTTGGCGAGATAACCGAAGAGACGAGCAATGAAGTAATTTTTGCAATGACCACCCTAAAGGAAACAATCAAGACCGTGGTCGGAGACATTGCCGATGATGAGGCCGATAAAGAACAAGAGTGTGAAATAGAAATGTTCATATCGACACCGGGCGGTAACGCAGATGACATGTTTGCTATATATGATGTAATGAGATTAGTAAAAGACGAGTGTGATATTAAGGTCACAGGCGTTGGAAAGGTTATGTCCGCTGGAGTTTTGCTGCTGGCCGCCGGTACTAAAGGCAAACGCCGGATTGGTAAAAACTGTAGAGTTATGATACACTCAGTCATTGGCGGCCATGTCGGGCCGATGCACCAGATGCTGAACGAAGTGACCGAATTTAAAAAGATACAGGACCAATACTTAAATGCCTTGGTTCAAGAAACCAATATGTCTAAGACATATTTAAACAGGCTTTTAAAGAAGAAGGTTAACGTGTATTTAACTGCTGAAGAAGCGGTTGAGCTAGGTATAGCAGATGAAGTTTTTTAGGAGTTTATAAGATGAACATAGATATAAAGGGTTGGACTGCCCTGAACAAAGGTGGCGCATTAAACCATATCGCCACTAAAGAAAACTTGCCATGTTGCACGCTTTGTGCAATGTGGTGTCTTAGTATAGCGGATGACGTTCGCGAAAGCTCAGTGTCACGCTACGCTGGTCAAGACCTTGATTGGTGGAAGCGAGCAAATGTTTATGATCGCGATAAACCCTGGAGTGCCTTGGAAGCAATCCGAGAAAAATTGGGTGGAGACATATCTTATTGTGCCATTGTTGAGGACGAGGCCCCACCGCTAACTCCTGGTAGATGGCATGTCATACAGCGATGGCGCAAACTTGAGTTGAATGACAAGGAAACGATGGAGGACGATGAGGTGGTGAATGGCTCGTATGGGCACACTTATTTAGCGTATTGTCCTACGGAGAACTCCCCCGACTTGGGAGTTAAAATTATACAAAGCAGCATAAAGAAGGGTTACAGAATGAACGAAGGCGCGTGGGAAGGAGATGCTGGCTTGCGCGGGTTCTCTGTGGGTGTTTTGACCTTGCCAAATCATACAGAAAATATGGAGGTATCATGAGCAAGATTTACAGTGACGGTAATATTTTAACAAGCAAAATTTTAAGTGGTGTCAAAAAGCTGACTGACAATGTCGCATCTACACTAGGTCCGAGGGGCAGAAATGTTATCTTGGCTGCAAAAAATAAAAATCCGATCATAACTAAAGATGGAGTTACGGTTGCAAAATTTATTGAATTGGAAGATCCTTTCGAAAACGCAGCGGTACAAATTCTCAAACAGGCATCCGAAGAAACCAACTCTTTGGCGGGTGACGGAACTACTACCGCAACTGTGCTTGCAAGGGCTATTTTAGAACAATCACAAAAGTATGTTCTATCGGGAGTATCCCCCATAGAGCTAAAGAGGGGGATAGATAAGGCTGTGGCAGGGTTGGTTGATCGTTTGGCCGAGATGTCTACTCCAATCAGAACTGAGGACGACATACGTCACATTGCCACCATCTCTTCTAACAACGACGTACACATAGGCGCTTTAGTTGCTAAGGCAATTAGCTGTGCCGGGAAAGATGGCTCAGTAACGGTGGAAGAGGCCAAGTCTATTGATACTACCCTTGATTTGGTTGAGGGTTTTAGGTTTGATTCTGGTTACGCGGCGACAGCATTCATAACTGACGAGAGATCGGCATCAGTTAAATATGACGATCCTTTAATTTTGGTCACTGAGGAGAAGGTTGACAACCTACAGGACTTGCTGCCAATCCTAGAGGTGGTAGCCAGAGAAGCCAGGGCCCTCGTTATTATCTCGCCTGAGATCGAGGGGCAGGCACTAGCGGCACTGATTATGAATTCAATGCGCGGCTCCATGAAGGTCGTTGCTGTTAAAGCACCCAAGTATGGTGAGGAGAGGAAAAACATTTTGATGGATCTTTGTGTTGCCACAAACGCAAAGTATATTGACAGTTCTATCAAATTAAAGAATGCCAAACTCGAACACCTGGGGCTTGCTCAAAGAATTTTCATCAAAAAGAATGAAACAATTATTGTTGGAGGCAAGGGCGATCTGGAGGAGATCGATAATAGAATCGAGACCCTTAAAGCTGTATTGGGCCAAACAGATTCTATCCGCGAGGCGGAGTTGGTCCAGGAAAGGGTGACGCGACTGGCCAGCGGGGTAGCAATCATTAAAGTCGGTGCTGCAACTGAGGTTGAAATGATTGAGAAGAAACACCGAGTAGAAGATGCACTAGAGGCGGTTAAGTCGGCCAGGATGGAGGGAATGGTTCCCGGCGGTGGAATAGCGCTCATAAGGGCATCTAAAGACTTGGAAATTACTGTAGATAACCCTGAACAACAGGTCGGTGTTGATGTTATTATGTCATCAGTGTACGAGCCCCTTAGGAAGATGTGCCAAAACGCCGGGCTGTCACCAGACATAATTACGTCGAGGATTGTTGACGAAGGTCCCGAGACGGGTTATGATTTTGTGCAAGATGAAGTTGTTAATATGTTTGAAGCTGGTGTAATAGACCCTGTTAAGGTCACAAGGTGTGCCTTACAAAACGCAGCGTCCGCTGCATCAACCCTATTAACGACTAATTTCGCCATAGTGGAAACTGAGTGAAAATATGACGACACCAAAACGAGTTAAGATTACATACTCTGTGGATTTCAATGAAGTTCTGGAGGAAGTTGCCCGTCTCATCGGGGCTAAAAGCAGGCCAGACTTATCTCAAGCAAACGAGCTTTTGAACCAAGCAGCGAGTTCATTGACCAAGGGAGCGGCCCTGTCTAGCATAGAGTATATGAGGGAGGCTAGAGATATTCTGGCTGGTGTGGATTACCTATTAGAGGATGGCATGGGTATACTTTTAGGCTATGTAAGCACTAAGTCTAACGAAACTGCTCAAGAATTTGGAGCAGTAGACCCATACGACATGCCCGAGGAAACCATAGATGAAGAGGGGTGACTTGGTTCACATTCCCGCCGACACGATTCTGTATCGTTTAGGCGAAGTTAATGAGACTGGTCTGGGAGTGTGGAAACCTAAGATTCCAAGAGTGGGATTATTTGTTGACTGTTTTAGAGAAGACCCTATTTTATGGGACTCGGCAGTTCTTATCGATGGCAAAAAGTATTATTTAACATCTAGAAATATTTATGAAATGGAGGATCCAAATGGTTATTAAATTTGCTGAGTTGTATGTTCAATCAAGAGGGAAGAAGAAAGGTTGCACAAGTTGCAAGGGCACCACCATACCAACCAAGTATGGCCTGAGGGAGGTTTTTATAAATCCTACTCATGTTGTTTGCATTCGTCCGGAAGACACGTTAAAGAATAAAATGCTTACCGAGGGTGCTTACCCCGATGGGCTACATGAAGAGCAAGGATTTACTAGACTGTATTTAAACAAGGGACAAGTTGGCTTGGACATGGTTGTTGTTGGCTCCGCTGAAACGGTCGAGTCCAAGCTGTTCGAATCCCAGAAAAAATTACTCAGGGGGTAGTTGTGGAACAAATGAATCTTACTTGTGATTTTAGACCCGTGCGAGAATGGGGTAGTATATATGAAGGTGAGGAGATAGAAGAGAGGTGGGGCAGATACCACAGTTCTAATTTCGGCGTGCCGGGGTTCGGCAAAACATCATGGATCGTCGCCGCACATATTATTGGTGACATAGACAAATATTTATCTATGGGCCACAGTGAGGAAGATATTGTCAAGGGCTGCTTACAAGACTTAAATAGGCCCCCAAGAAAAAGGGCGAGGAAGCCTCGATACGGAGATAAACTAGTCGTTCATACATACAAGTTTCTGAAGGATGAAATGGGTGTTACATACATAAGTGTTGCACTAATAACAAATAAAAAGAGAAACAAAAGTTTCTGGGGGAAGGGGCAAAAACTATATACTAATGTATGAGTTTTTCAGAAGATTTAACACACCTTGAAGCACACTTGTTAGAAAGGTATAGCGTAAATGTTGTTTTTGGCAGAGACGAGTTCGATGCCTATTATTGTGATGCCCAATGCATAGGGATAAGCACTAAACATTCGAAGGAAATACAGATTTTTTGCTTACTTCATGAAGCTGGACACCATATATACAGAACTGAGAGGGGGATCACTGGTCAAGCGTTCGACCCCAAAGGATCTTTTAAGACCATATCCAAAAGGGTAAATGTAATATCTGAAGAGATACATGCTTGGGAATACGGCCTTAGGCTAGCAAGGCAAATTGGTATTGAAATAAACATAAAGAAATGGGACAGGTATTCAAAAAAACAAATATATGATTATATAAAGTGGGGGGTCAACGGTGGATAGAAATTTTGTGATTGCAAGTGCGCTAATGATCCTTGGGCACATTAGCGCATGGTTTGCCACCAACTCTCATGCCGTGTGGTCCTGGTGGGCTAATAAGCCCGTTCTGGCTTCCTTGGTGTTCGGTATACCAACAACTTTATCTTTTTGGTATGCCACAATTCATGGCCTAAAGTTTTTTAATGGCGAACTCTGGGCCGTCAGATTTCTAGGGTTTGGCACTTCGTACCTTGTTTTTCCGATCATAACCTGGCTCTTGCTGGGCGAGACGATACTTACTTATAAAACTATTGCTTGCATAATATTATCATTCATGATAATATGTATACAGATTTTTTGGAGATAACATGAATAAAATGTCTTGGCCCACAAACAGTAAGGGTGTGCCACAACCCTGGGGATCCGAGGTGGTTTGGTCCGCGCTAAATACTCTGCACGGGAAGCTGTTAAATGTCAGGAAGGGCCACAGCACCAGCCTAAAATACCACCAGATTAAAGATGAGGTGTTTTTTCTATTGGAAGGTAAGATAGAGGTAATTCACGGCAGGTCCAAGACACTAACCAATCCGGAAAAGTATCCCTTTGAGAGACGGATATTGATGCCTGGTGACTGTATGATTATACAAGGTGGCTCTCCTTATAGAATAACGGCACTAGAGGAGTCTCAAATGATTGAGATTGGCAACAGGGGATCTGATCGAGTAGTGCGTATGCTTGACGAATATGGAAGGGATGCCCAAGATAGAACACACGATTGGGATAAATATATTCGGGAACTAGAGTAAACTGCTTCTAATTACTTAAGAGGGAAGTGCCATGAAAAATTTGTTAGAGGGCTTTAAAACATATATAAACGAGCAAGACAGGAAATCACCTGAGAACAGGGTGTTTAAAGTTGACATGGTACTGCGACTAAATAAAATGGGTGGCGTGGACATTAACGACGTGTTAAATAAGATCAGGACGATCCCAGGGGTTACTGTTATATCTCAAAACGAGAACGCTGTTAATTATGAACAATATTATGTCATTGACACATCAGTCAAATTTATGTCTCTTGGCAAGGCCGCGATACAATATATTAAGACAGTTCTTGTACCGCATATAAATAGTAATTTGAGGGCTGTCGGCGTGCCCAACGCGTCCGTGAGATATGTAAGGTGGAGATCGTTAAAAGAGATTTAAGGGGGAAATTTGCTTTTTAAAGCTACAACAGAACTATTTTTACGGAGTATCGAAGAAAAAAAACAAAAGTTTTGGATCTTTTTTGATACGGAAACTCTAGGGTTCAATTCCCATAAACATCAGCTAACAGAGATCGGTGCGATAGTTGTTGACATGAGTAACCCGAAGCACCCGATAGTAGTTGACTCATACAGAGAAAAGTCAAGACTGCTGTCAATGACCAGACTTAGAATGTGCTACCCGTTTCAAGGGAGAGGCATGTCATATTCGGATATTATGAGCATGACCCGCTATGGCGAGTCCCCCGGATCATTCCAGTACATAAATGAGGATGAACTTATAAAAGGTTTTCTTGACTTTATAGGCAAATATGAAAACTCTTTACTTATCGCGCACAACGCTTCTTTTGATATGAAATATGTCTCTGTTAGAGCGGCAAAGTACGGCATGAAAATGAGCAAACGCGATGTTTTAGATACATATACTGTAGCCAAATTGTTCTTAAAGCCTCTCATTAAAGCAGGCGCAGAGTCTGGTGAAGAATACTATATAAATTTGGCTGATGTTTTAGCGGGCAAGAGGGACTTATCAATAAGACTGGGCCACCTAGCCCTAGCATTCGGCGTTAAGAACGACCAGTGGCACTCTGCTATCGCTGATGTATATATGCTAATGGGGGTTCTTATTGGAATGTTAGGTCTATTCGAAAAAGATAAGGAGAGGGATATTACCAAGTTTTTTTCGGGAGAAGCGATAAAGAAACACAGACGACGAAGGCGTAAGTCAAGAAAAGAAAAGGGCGTTCGGAGACATAAAAGAATGGCCGCTTTACGAAACCAAGCCTAATTATTAATATGAAAGACTTAATGCAAAGCTGGCAGACTTTTTTAAACGAGAGTGATCTTTATGAAGAGGTCTATGATATTTTTTATAAAGAGGGTCTACGCCCCACTTGAGGTAACAACGCTGCTCGGCAGGTTGTCGAGCTTGTTAAAAAAGGTTATTCTAAGAAGCGAGCAATAATGGAAGTTTGGGAAGAGTTGTAATGAAACTTTTGTTTGAAAACTGGCGCAGTTTTATAAATGAAGATATAAGTAAGTTGTCCGACGCGGAGAAAAATCAGCTCGGCACACCCAAGGTTTTGCGGACAGGAAAGCAATCAAGGTACAGCTACGCCACCGAACAGGAGTGGGGACAACTTAGGGACATCCTAGTGCAGAGGAGTCAAGACAGTAACCCGCAACTCGAACCGGAACTAACAGCGTATACGCCGGGAGAAACACTAAAGTTATTTAGTCACCCTAAGATTAAAAAATGGCACGACTCCATTGCATCGTTCCAAGTGCCTGAGGAGTATGGCACAGTTATTTTTGTGCCATGTGCTAAAACAAAACCTTGGGCTTGTGCAACAAGAGGTATATACAAGTCATACAACCAAATTATAAATATGGTAAAGGCCGGGGAAATAGACCCTGTGTATTTTGTTACAATAAGTGAGCCGTTAGGCATAGTTCCACAGGACAAGTGGGGCGATTTCCCACAGTACGACAACCCAGGTTTGTTTAGGGATGACGCGCAGAGGTCTGGCTTGTTTACGAGGGATTGGGCGAAGTATGGTTTTGACACTAAATTAATAGTGCCGTTTGATGGCCAGGCATATGAACAGGCGATTGCAAGGTTATCAGAGGTAATATCAAAGTTTTTGGAAACAAATAAAGATAAAAGGTTTCTAGCTTTTGTTAAAGATTTCCAAGGGCTAAGCACCCACACACACATGCTGAACAAAGCACAGGAAAAAACTGGGGTAGATATAGAGAGGCACTTCAAGCGGGAAAAACCAAGAACGCCGCCAGCCCCCTATATACTGTCTAAGATTGACGAGGCAGTTAATAAAAAGATTATTGTTCCGACAAAAAAAGATTTGGTTGATATGGTTTTAATGGATCCAAAACAAACAATATCTATAGATGGTCCCAAAGGTTCTACAAAAATGTTTGGCGGAGATACTCCGTACATTTTACCCTTTGATTACGGCGAATATCCCATGCTAGTCAACCCAGCGGATGGCATGGGTTGGGATGTTATCCTCATGCCCGGAGCCAGTAGCAAGGACACCAGTCTCTTTCCAGTTGGGCATGTCCCTTATAATAAAAAGTTTTTAGATTTGAAGGGTGTGAGCAAGTTTGGAAACGATAAAATGATTCTATCAAGAAATGGTGACTACGACGAGGAAGCTAAAAACATGTTAGATGAATTCTTCTCAGCCATTAAACAATTTGATAAAATTATTTGGTATTGACGATAAAAGACTTAGAACCCCTATTTATTAAGGGGGGGTTCTTTTATGATAGCGTTAATGATGCTTTTGGCAGTGTGTTCTGGGTGTATAAATTATAATAATTTGGGTGAGATAGAGGCTCCATTTTATGTTCGAGGCAGCGAACAGGGTAGCCGCGATTCAACCATAAGAATATCAGCTTATGTGGGTGATCAAAGATATAAGGGTAGTGGGTTCTATTTTATTTACAAAGGAAAGCCGGTTATCCTTACAGCCGCGCATGTGGTGGAGGGTGCCGACAGTGTATTTGTGTCCAAAGACAAGGTTCTTTTGATGGCAGATATTGTTTATCTGGATACTAATTCCGATTTGGCAGTTTTGTCTGTACCAACTCTGACTGATTGGAAGCCGACAAAATATTCTTTATCCAATAAAAAAGTTGTCGTGGGAGAGGAATGTTATTATTCAGGTTTTCCCAACGATAAAACAATGATGACTCTTACTGGGAAAGTTGCTGGCTATACAAGAGGTGGTGATTTAATAATAAATTCATACGCTTGGAGCGGCGCGTCGGGGTCTGCTGTTTTTAATAAGAGAGGCAAAATAATTGGTGTCGTTTCTGCGATAGATGTCGGCGCTGACTATATGGGCAACCCAACAATCATAGAAGACGTTGTCATGGTCGTACCGGTAGCCAAGCTAGATTATAATGTTTTAGATAATGCTTTATTGGGTAGTTGACGCTAATTAGTTATAGTGTTATACTGTTGGAGGCGATGGAATGGACGATAGCAAACAAAAAATTGATGATCTAAAAAAAACCATTAGAGTGTTAACAGAAGAAGTGTTAGCGCTAAAAGAAGAAAATGAAACACTCTGGTGTTACTTGGAAGACGGGAAGGCGTCCAAGGTTTCTGTAGGTGATATTCTTGTGGAACTCATGGAGTCGGAATTTCAAGATGATTGGTTGAAAAACATAAAGCCCGTGGGCGAGGCATAGGCCACTAGGAGTTACAAATGGAAGACGAAATTGAAATTGGTGATGATTTACCTGAAAAAATTCCCACAAATGCTGAGGTATTAAAACCAAAGCCACCAACAAAATTCGCACCGCGAGGGATTGAAACTTTCACTATTTGCCGACAAGCAGACGAAAGCGGAGTTTCTGGCACAGGTGTGGTGATCGAAGGGGTCCAGTATGCGACAGGCCAGGTTGTACTACACTGGTTGACGCCTGTCCCAAGAGGTTCGATTTCAATTTTTGAAAGTCTTACTGATTTTAAAAAGGTGCATATAAACCCTCATCCAGATAACAAAACAATTATTACTTGGTCTGATGGACGACAAGAAGAATTTTAGACTATTTAATAACATGGAGGACAGATAAATGCGGTTATTTTTATCTTTATTGCTTGCTGGATGTGCGACAACACCAGAAACTCAACAGTTTAATGAACTCACTTTCTTGGGTGATTCAACAGAGGTGTACCAAGAGACGGTAATTTTAGAGAATGAACCGGAACTTGCAGAGGCTGAGGAGCCAAATGTATTTTTACCCGGTGATGTTAATTTTGAAAGACCCGAACGACCCGAAGTGGAAATTGAGGAACCCGACCCGGTCCCTACTTTATCAACGGTTCAAACAGCTTTAGGCTGGTACAGTATTAACGGACTCGCCCTTTCGCATGATGGAAGCACGGGCATGTTAGGCATGTCTGGCGGAAACTCTTGTGAGTATAACCCCGGCGGCTACTTGGCAGGCGCAGACTTTTCAAACCAGTCGTGCCCAGATGTTCCCGTGGACTATGACGAGCAAGGCCGCGTTATGTTCCTTTGCGACGATGATATTGGCTTTTGGTCCCCAACATACGGCGACCAGCATTATATCGTGCCCGGTCTGGTTGCAGCTAAGGTCACAGCCGATGGTTTTGTGACTGTTGAGGCTGCCGAGGTTTGTCAGGTTTCCCGTCGTGACCATACAGGTGGTGTGGTCTCCGTGGAAGTACCCAGCGATTTGTGTACTAATGAGCCTATGATTTCTGTGAATGAAGTCAGCGACGTTATCTATCTTGCAAACGGTGACGTTTATGCTGTGGCCATCGATGGTTATCGCCGTGTCGCGCTTGGTGCAGGTGATATGGTCGCGCACGATGCCAAACGCAACGTTGCCGTGATCGCATGGGAGGGCGACACCGCTATTGGCGCGGTCAATAATGCGGGTCAACTTTTGTGGAGCACGATGGCAGACGGTGCCATTTATGACTTAGCATCCGTTGGTGACACTGGCGCAGTGTTCGCTTTAGTGTACGAAGATTTAAGTATGCCCGGCTCTTTTGTAGCTTTTGACGGCGCACAGGGGACAGTTTGGGGCGATGGAATCGCTTGGGATGGGATGTTTGATTTCTCCATTTCTCGTGATGCCACTAAAATGATCACGGCGACGGGCGGTGCCATATACACTTATGAAATTATTATTGAGGACAGCGAATGAGAGAACCGACTCCCTTTAAGAGTGCTGCTCAAAAAAGGTACAAAAAACTGCGTAGAAAAAACGATCTTTCCGGTAGGGGGGGCCATAAAAATCCCAAGATTGGCTCCCCTTATACGGTTAAACCCAAAGGTGCTGGCAGAGACAGACTACGCTTTGAGGGCATTAGGGAGGAGATCGACAATTTAAACATCTCTAGCCTAGAACTACAAGACACACTTAATCCAGATATATGGGTTAATAGCTCTCAAATGAGTGACAAAATTCGAAAACGTTTATTGCAAATAGCGAATGACTTTTTAAAAGAAACGGATATTGACATTGAGGCAAAAGATGTTGTTTTAACTGGCTCTTTAGCTAACTACAACTGGTCCTCTTATTCTGATTTTGATCTTCACATAGTCATAGAATACAAAGACTTGTTAGTGGGCGAGGAGATGGGCAGAAAGTTTTTAAACTCTCTCCGCTCCGCGTGGAATAACAAGCGACAAATACTTATAAAAGGCTATGAGGTTGAAATATACTTGGAGGACGTGGGTGAACCGCATGTATCCACTGGCGTTTACTCCCTGCATAACGAAAAATGGATCATCGAACCTGTGAGAGAGGAGGGGGAGATAGATTATGAGGGTGTCACCAAAAAGTCTCTTGACAAAATGCAAGAGATAGATAATATTCAAACCAAATATGATGACGGCGATTATGAGGATGCCCTTGAGTCAGCCAAGAGATTAAAGAATAAAATTAAAAAGATGAGAAAATCTGGTTTGGATAGATCTGGGGTGTTCTCCAACGAGAACCTTACTTTTAAAGTTCTCAGGAGAAACGGAGAACTCGAAAGATTGTTTAGTTTAATGAACCAGTCCAGGGATAAAATTATGTCCTTAGACGAAAACTTGTTTGACGCACGCTGATCGTTTTGTTAATATGTCAGTGGAGGCACTGATGGCTATTGAAGTTGGCACAGCTATTTTCGTTAACGTGGATGTATTTCATCACTCCAGTGGACAGGTGGCCACTGTGCGTCCTGACCGGCGTTGGAGCGTGCATGCACAAATAAAAAAAGGCGACATCGGCCTAGTGGTTGATATTGTTAGAGATATGCAGCCGGGTCGGTGGGCTGAAACCGCTGAGATTTTCTTTCAAAAGGCAGGAAAGAAGGTGCCCATTATGGTTAAAGAATTAAATAATGTAGAAATCTTTTCTGTTATGGGGTAAAACAATGCTTGAAGTAGGCGATTTAGTAACGTCTAAGTTCGGGAATGATAATAATGTTGGCCTCATTCTTGCTAAGAAGCGGGTGGGAGGAGCAGAATTTTGCACTCTTAAATGGGTCATGCGCTTAGATTCTTTTACTGAATCGTGGCGAGCTTCCCCCTATGAGGTTACATTCAACGAAAAGGATCTATTACTGTGGGAGGGTTATTAAATGAGTGGTGCCTACGACCTAGAAGAACTGGAAGACTACCTCCAGAACCCTAATAAAACAGCTACCTCTGCTGCCATGCAATATGTCGCCGCCTTAAAGAAAGTTCTTGAGGAAGGCGGACAGCTAAGTCCTGGCCAAAAGAAGGCCTTTCGTGCGATAAAAACAGAGAAACTGAGCGTAGAGGAACGGTACAATAAATGGAAGGAGTCTTACACTCCGGAGATGAAAGAGAAAGTTCGCATCATGTCTGGCTACTACATTGAGGCGCTTCATGAGAGCAGTCTCTCACCATATGAGCGACAAAATATGGTGCCGATTGCGGAAGTAGCACTGAGAGAAGAGGATTGGGTGCCCAGTAAAGAACTGTACGACAGGCTTTGTGAGTCAGCGATTGCCAAGAAAGTTCTGCATGAACATCACGCGGAACCAAAGTTTTCTGTTGGTGATCTCATCGCCATGACGCAACGGGGCAAAGAGTTTATGCCGGGAACCAGAAACGCGCTGGTTAGTGGCGGCTACGTCATAGGAGTAAACGCAAAACCAATTTCTTCGCCCAATAAGGGTTCAAAATGGTATCTTGTATTACCAGTGGGAAGAACAAAGCCTTGCCTTGTGCAAGAGAAGTGGTTAAAGAAAGGTAAACCTTATTAGGAGAGAGAGATGACTTTTATTTTGTTAATCGGAACTATCATTCTTTTGTACGCTCTGTATCGGGAGGACTAGCGATGACCGAATATGCGGTTTATGCTTTTAAAGAGGCAGACGGAGAACGCGAGTATGAGTTTTTAGCTCACTGTGTTGCATACGACGCGCATGATGCGGTGGCAACTTGGAGACATGCACATCCGACCCAAGCGGAAATTATTGATTCTTTGAGACACATTAAACTAGTCGCATTGGTTGATCCATGCGGTATTTAAGGGATAAAGGCAATTATACTCTAATTACTAATAGTATGAGCGTTTATTACCGTCCATCCCGAGAGAAGAGGAGCGAAGACAAACGTATTCCGCTTTATGCTCCGCTTCATAAAAATTATTTGACAGGCTCCTCGCAGTCGGATAAACCAATAGAGAAGAGAGGGTCCACCGAAGTGGACTACAAGGTTTAGCCCCTTTAGCTCAGTTGGTTAGAGCAGCGGACTGTTAATCCGCGTGTCATTGGTTCAAATCCAGTAAGGGGCGCAATTTATATTGGTGGGGGAGATAATGAGCGATGGCGCTTGGAAGCCTTGGCACGGACAGATGGACGAAGACAATCGTCTTCTGTATGGGAAGTTTACGATTTGTACGACTTGCGGTAAGTCGTTACCCAAATGGTCTGGAGCCAAAAAAGATCCTGAGCACATTTTGTATCACGGATATTGTTCGCGAGAGTGTGCTAGTGAAAACGGTTATGGTAATTATATTATGTAAATAGGAGGTGTCATTTGAGTTTATGTCTTATGTTGGGAACGCACTTTATAGCGTTCTGGGTAGGTTACGTTTACGGAAAATACGAATGTAACTATTCTGATTGACAAATAAATTTTAACTATTATGTTATTGAACGACCGCACATAGAACCTAAGCGAGACATACTCCGGTCACTGTCTCATGTGTTCAGAGATAACCACCGGCACCCTTATGGGCCTATAGCTCAGGTGGTTAGAGCACAGTTCTTATAAAGCTGCGGTCCTGGGTTCAAGTCCCAGTAGGCCCACCACTTTACGAGTCTTTAGCTCAATTGGTAGAGCACCGGACTTTTAATCCGTAGGTTCAGGGTTCGAGTCCCTGAAGACTCATTTTTAGTTGACAAGAAATGTAAATAGGTTATTACAATAACAGGAGGAATGATGAAGTATTTAGAAAAGAATAATAAAATCTCGAATGGGTTTCTAGTGGCAACAATTGTGTCGATTGCAGGCTCAGTTGTTATCTGGAACACAGGTGGTGTAGACGCGGCTCATATTGAGCGGTTAGCACTTTTTGTTGGGCTTTGGGCACCAACCTTTATGGGATTTTCTAACTATTATAAGGAGTAAAAAATGGCTAAAGGCAATAATAAGAGGGCCACTAAACACGGTCTTGGTAAGAAAACAAGCATTGGAAATGGGAAGAGGACAAAATTTAAAGCCCTCAACTCAAACGGCACTGTTCCGAAGGGTTACCGAAAAAAGTATCGGGGTCAGGGCAAATAAGATTTGACAGCCTGTAACCAAGACGTTAATATTTTATGTATGGAGGGAGTATGGATTACGCTGAATATTCTATGATGGCTCTTTTGGGCTTCTACGTTATTCTTTTTACGGGAGTAGTAGGATGAACAGATTTTCTGAGACGGAAGTTATCGGACAGCTACAGCGATGGATTATAGAAGTTGAAAGTCCACGAAATGATGGCTGGACAAAATATCATTATCTTGATAAACTATTGAAGGTAAAAGATTACGTCGAGGCTAATCTTGGAAAGTACGAGGAACAGAGGCAACACCTCGACAAGTTAAGAGCTTAGGGATTTTGCGCCCTTAGCTCAGTTGGATAGAGCATCGGCCTTCTAAGCCGAGGGTCAGAGGTTCGAATCCTCTAGGGCGTACCACTTTGCCCAAGTGGTGGAATAGGTATACACAACAGACTTAAAATCTGTCGCCCCATTGGGCTTGCGGGTTCGAGTCCCGCCTTGGGCACTCTTATATTTATATGACAAAAGGTTGTTGACGCAAGTTAGCAGAGTAGTTATAGTATGAGTATGAATAATAGAAGAGGTGGTGTTGCTGTAGAATTTGCTTTAATACTACCCGTCTTCGTAGCACTAATATTTGGTGGAATCGACTTTATGTGGCTGTTACTTCAGAAACATAGTCTCCAAGATGCAGTATCCGCTGGATGTAAGGCGGGTTCGATGAGTATGGTTGACATCTATACAAACCCTTACGAGATAGCAGAGCAAAAGATTAAAGATGCTATGGGGTTGAATGGGATGCTTGACTGCTCAACTTCCTCCTGTACCGTAGCTGCATACGCTTCTTCACTAACAACCGAGACAGTCCCTTGGATGGACTGCACGGTGACAACATCATCTAATATAATAACCGGCATCGTCCCTATGCTGCCAGAAACGCTGACCTACAGTGTTTCTTGGCCAATTGAGCTTCCAGCACTTGACGATTTAGATGCACCCGGTTAAGAATAAAATGTAAGCGACAAGAAAACCCAAACACAACATGAGGTAAAAATGTCTTGGAACGGAACTGTTACTTGTAGTTACTGCGGTGCGCGAGGTCACAACCGAGTTACCTGCCCAGAGCGGAAAGAACATGTAGCTAAGGCTATGGAAATACCACACGAGGAGCGTTCATGGCGGTGTCGAGATCTGCTGGAAGAGGACGCTAAGTTTAAGAGGAAAAGCAGTGGTCCCCGACACTGCTCCTATTGTCGCATTCGGCGCAACTCTCTTGAGACAGGACATAATCGGCGTAACTGTCCTCACGCGGTGAGTGATAAGGAATTACTGCTCGATATGGATACGCAGTACAGGCCACGCATGTTAGAGGTGCTGAAGAAGCACGGTCTTGGTGTTGGTGCTGTGCTGGAGTGGAACAAATACTCTGCGCTTATGCATGGCGTTGTCACGGCTGTGCATTGGGAAAACATCAGCTTGCTGAACCGCTTTCGGCTGCACAGGAACGTACCTTGGTTTACCTGCACAGACGCCAGAGGTAAGAAGTATGATATTGCCATGCCAGAGTTTATTGCAGAGGAACTTTTTGTTAATGACAGTAGGTGGCGACCGACAATCAAAGTCTTTAGCACGGCACCCGAAGCTGCAATCGCCCAGCTTATGCCAAAAAAGTGGCTGAGTGGCTCGACCCAGTTGGTGAAAGACTTCCTCAAGGCTAACTCCGACGATGATTCTTATGACCTACAGGAGTGGATTCGTGAGATCAGGCGCGATGGTACAGGCTTTGTGGATGACCATGAAACCATACTCTTCGCAGGTGTGGCCCGATCCGGACATCACCTCATAACACTTAATAAAAAATATTAGTTGACAACGACGTTGCCCTAAGATAAACTTAGAGCACAAACCAAAACCACAATCACTTGAGAGGTAAATATGTCTATTGATTTTCAAACCTTTGATACTGTCATCAACAGCGTCATCAACACTGACGCGGAAAACTATTCCGTGATGATTCGGGGACGCCACGGTGTTGGCAAAAGCCAAGTCGTCTACCAGTACGCCGAGAAGTTCGGCTTGCAGGTAGTTGAGCGGCGCATTAGCCAGATGACCGAGGGTGATATTCTCGGCCTACCAAAGATGGAGGAGGAAACTACTACTTGGAACCCACCCGACTGGTTCAAGGACTGCTGCGACAACCCTCGTCTCTTGTTTCTTGATGAGGTGGACCGTGGCACCCACGAAGTCCGCCAGTCTATCTTTGAACTTGGGGACTCCCGCAAGTTGAACGGGTGGCATCTTCATCCCGGCACCATCATCTTTTCTGCCGTGAATGGTGGTGAGCACGCCGCACACTATCAGGTTGGCGAGATGGACCCAGCGGCTCTTGATCGTTGGATTGTTTACGACCTTGAGCCTTCGATTGAGGACTGGCTGTTGTGGGCAAAGGCTGAGGTGGCACCGATTATCTGGGACTTTATTAACAACAACCGTGGCCACCTTGAGCATACGGATGACTTTGAACCCAATAAGGTCTACCCAAGTCGTCGTTCTTGGGACCGTCTCAACCAAGTAATCACACGGAGTGGACTTATGAACTCTCCGAAGTCAAACTTGAACGTGATTCGTGACCTTGCATGTGGCTTTGTTGGCCTTGAGGGTGCCTTGGCGTTCACTGATTTTGTCTCAACCTACGAAAAGATTGTAACGGTCGAGGATATTGTGGATGGGGGTATGTACCACCTGACCGATGACTGGGACATTAATCAGCACACCGCTATGGTTGACGGTATCGAAAACAGTTCTTATGTGAAGTCAGTTCTCACCGACGAGCAAGTTGGAAATCTCGCCAACTACTTCGCCAAGTTGCCTTCTGAGGTCGCAATGCGCTTGTGGTACACCCTTGGAAAGACAACGGAGGGTGATGGTTCTGTTGCCAAGCAGAATAGTCATAACTTCCACAACGCTACGACCTCTAGTGGGTCTAGTGTTAAGAACGTTATGGTCGAGCTACTCAGCGGCGTGTCGATTAACTAATAGTTGGTTGACACCTTCAACCGCATGAGCTATAGTATAAACACAACAGGAGGCAAGCATGTCCAAGTTTGATCTTAACAGGCACACACATAGACTTCTGCTGGACGAGCCGTTCTTCGCGGCAATATCCCGCAGGGTCAGCAAGAAGCCAAGCACGGCGGTCCCCACTGCTGGGGTCTGGGCCGACAAAGAGACGGGTAAGCTACAGATGCTTTACAACCCGACTTGGATGGAAGGACTAACAGATGTTGAGCGCACTGGTGTGCTCATGCACGAGTTTTACCACCTCCTCTTTAAGCACGTCACTACGCGACTCCCCGAAGAGGGTATGACAAAGCTGTGGAACGTAGCTGCGGACTTAGCCATCAATGGTCACATCGCAGATAAGCTACCGCAAGAGGGCTGTATTCCAGGCGTGGGCCACTTTGAAGGTTGGCCCTCTGGCATGGCTGCCGAGTGGTATTTCGAAAAGCTGAAGCAGGAGCAGCAGGAGCAAGAGGAGTCTGACGACGGCGAAGGCGAGGGAGGCAACAGTCTCCCTGACACTCTCGACAGCCATGACGGGTGGGGCGAGGTGCCCGAAGGAATGAAGGATGTGGTCGAGGAACGATTGCGAGAGGTAATCGCCGAAGCAGTCCAAGAGTGTGAGAAAGAGAATAAATCTTATGGCTCCGTGCCAAGCGAAGTCAGGAATAAACTCAGGAAGTCTATCAGCAAAACGATTGACCCTGCGAAGGTTCTGCGTTACTTCATCAAGACATCGCAGGCTAGCAACAAGCAGAGCACGGTTCGTAGAGTAAACAAGCGAGCACCCTATCAGTGGCCCGCAAAGAGGGTGAAGAGGGTGGCAAACATCGCCATCTCCATCGACCAGTCTGGTTCCGTGAATGACGAGATGCTTAAAACATTCTTTTCCCTGCTGAACAAGTTTGCGAAGCTAGCGACCTTCACAGTCGTTCCTTTCGACAGCGAGGTATGTGAGGACTCTGTATATGTCTGGCGTAAGGGAGAGACTAAAGACTGGACTCGCGTCAGGTACGGCGGGACCGACTTCAACCCCCCTACCAAGTGGGTCAACCAGCGTAACTTCGATGGGCATATTGTTCTTACGGACATGTGTGCAGCAAAGCCGGTCGCCTCTAAGTGCCAGCGACTCTGGATCACTACACCCTACTACGCAAAGAACCCGTACTTCCAGACGAATGAGAAGATTCTAGCGATTGGTAAAGATTAATCCTTGACGCACCAAAGTGTGTCGGTTAAGTTTATTTTGAAAGCAAGAGGAGATTGGTCATGAACAACGACCCGGAAGACAACGAAGAACTTGAACTAGAAGAACAGTGGTTAGAGTATATCGAGTCCGATAGCTACTCTGAACATAAAGACCACTGGTATTGGGAACCCACAGAGTCGCTTGACAGCTAAGCGACACTTTGTTAATATGTTATTGTAAGTAAGGAGAGGCAAATGGCTAAAGTCGATGTATATCAAATGGTTACTGACCGCATCATTACTGCTCTTGAGGCTGGCACTCCCCCGTGGAGTAAGCCTTGGAAGAATGGTGCGATGGCAGGACTTCCTTTTAACATGACCTCGATGGACCCGGAGGAGGGGCAGACCTACACAGGTATTAATGTTCCGCTTCTCTGGGCGTCTGGTTACGACGACTCTCGTTGGATCACTTGGAATCAAGCTAAGAAGGCTAAAATCACTATTAAGTCCGATGAGGCCAAGAACTGGACCCCAATCGTATTCTGGAATATGTTTGACAAGGATAACGGGGATGGCACCGTCCAGAAGATTCCTTTCTTGCGGTACTACCGTGTCTACAATGCGGAGCAGTGCGAGAACCCCCCAGTGGTTGAGTCTTGTCCTCAAGACCCAAGTGTCGGTTATGAACGATGCTCGGCTATTTTGGGCGGCTATGGTGCTAAAGTTCTGCACGGACAGGACAGCGCGTGGTACAAAGCTCACACTGATCTCATTGGGTTACCGGACCCAGAGCAGTTTCACACAGCGGACCACTACTGGGCTACTCTTCTGCAAGAGATGGTTCACAGTACCGGCCACAAAAGCAGGCTCAACCGCGATAACTTTGGCAAAGACGAAGAGGCCTTCGCTCTTGAGGAGATGATTGCCTCTATGGGTTCGGCGTTCTTGTGCGCCAAACTGGGCATCGAACGCCCAGAGGTGATGCAAAACCAAGAAAGTTACATTTCTTCATGGCTAGATTTGCTTCGTAATGATAAGAGGGCTGTGTACCGTGCGGCTAAGGCTGCACAGTTGGCTTCAAATCTTATTATGGAGCACGATATTAAAAAGGAGAAGGCCGCATGAATCAAGAAACGATTGAGTTGCCCTTAGAGTTTTTCGAGAGTATGGCAGAGTACCTAGAGTCTTGTGCCAAAGAGTCTGTTCTGGCAGCGCGGGGCGTGCGCTCCATTCTGGAGAGGTATAAAGAACTAGACGCTCACGCACAAGAAGTCGAAGAAGTCGAAGAGGAAGATGGGTCCGAGATGGACGACAAAGATAATGTTCTTTCTTTTCCAGATTCTACTTGACAGGGTTTATAGACAGGTTATATTGTAAATACAAGTGAGGGATTAGGGAGTGTAACGTAGACCGCGTACCGATGTTGGGATTCAAACAATAATCGTCAAGTAGGCTACTACATTTTCTAAGGGTACTACGAAAGGTATCCTCCACCATAGCAGTTGTTCTCTGTTGTGTTGTGGCCTGAAGTCAAGCAGGTTGCTATGGTGGTCTTGACACCCCTCATCTTTTTTAAAAAATATTATTGACAGTTAATACACAACACATTACATTGATGGAAACAGAAAGTTTTATTGATCTTTAACATTACTAACGTGACCGAGTTCTCCGGTCGATAAACCCCCGTGAGTTGTTTACCGCTCTTTGGGTGTCCATATCGGACAATAGAGAAAACCCTTGTAGGATAGTAGCTTGTTCAAGCAAGTGCTGGGGCCTACACTTGAAGGGGAGCAGGTTAAAGGACGTGGTAGTCCCGAACATTGCTCAGTGCTTGAAGGCAAGAGTCAGCGTACCACCGCTGGAGTGCTGCCAATGAAAGTCGCGGACTTGTTGATTCATCGCGGCAACGGTAAACACCAAACTACTAAGAACGGTTTCTTGGTAAGCGGGTCGTTCCGCAGAGTCAAACTATCGGGGGTGGAAGCCTCTCTGGTTGTTGGGGCAACTTGACAATCGTCCCGAAAGGGCTTGCATGGATGCAGTACCAAGCTGTTGAAGTGTAAGGCGCACTTGATGAGAGAGTAGCTAGCTCTCTGATTAAACGCAGAACATTTGCCGATAGTACAGCGTGCTGTTCCGTGCTAGAGATAGTAAGAACAGGGAGGAAACTTGTGAACGGACTTAAACCCCGGTGTGTATACATCTACCGCAGATGGTCACAAGTATGGAGACTACATATGCTAAAGCTCCTACCCTTTATATTTTTTCTTGACAGGTTCAGTATTAAACAATAAGTAGTTTCCAAAGGGGAGCACACAATGAAAGATAGTGAAGCAAAAGTGAGCATGGACGTCGAGACTGTTTTGGACTTGGCCGACGCTTTAGTTTATGTTAAGTCTGGTTTGGAGACGGGTCACCTTGTCTTGAGCGGAGTAGACAAAGACTCTAGCAAAGAGGCTACCGCAGAGTTGACTGACGCGATTGGTGACTTAGCAAAGCAACTTACTGGTCTTATTGTGGACGCAGCCGCAGAAGAGCGCCGCCAAAACTATGGACCCGCTGCGGCTCTTCAAGTCGTAGTTGACGAAGACATGAGAGTCCTCAACCCCCAGAAGTTTTCTGAGGTCATGAAGGATCCCAAAAACACGATTGTCATCATCCCCCCAGAACCCATCGAAGCATAAAACTTCTTGACTTAACTGAAACGACAGATTAAGATATAAACACAACAGGGGGAAAACATGACAGAGATCATACAAGGGCAGTTAAAAACAATCTACACTTACGAGTGCTTCGGTGAGACACTTAGCTTCGCCGAGAGCCTTGGCTGGGTGGACTGGCTAGAAGATGTAGATGATGACACAAATCCTGACACCATCGATGCTTTGGAAGCAGACGCTATTGACTATATCGAGTCAAACGGCTACGCAGTAGTCTATGACGATTAATACTTGACGGCGCAAACTTTATTCATTAAACTGTAAATACAACAACAGGGAGCTAACAATGGGTATCCGTAGTGATGTCGCAGTAGCATTAAAAAAAGAAGTGTTTGATAATCTTAGCGCAAAGTCTAGGAAGACTCTTGATGAGTGGTTCGTACAGCCAGCAAGCGTGTCACAGGATGGCCATGTTCTTTTCTATGAAGAGCATATTAAATGGTATAACACCAGCGACAACGGTTTGATAAATCTCTATAGCGAACTAGTCAGTGTCTTCGACGATGAGGATTATCTTATTGTGGAGGCTTGTCACGACTACCCAGAGTCCACAGAGGGTAACGTGGGGGGTTGGTACGAGAACCCTTGGGACATCATCAAGAACTATACCGTGTCGCTTGAGTGGGACGAGGAGCAGGCGTTCCTGCATGTCCCTCCCGCAACCCCAGTCCTTCCTACTCCGAATGAAAAGGGGGCATAATGATTGACCTTGAGAACAACATTGAGAACCGAGAGACTTTGGCGGAACTTATTGTTTCGTATTGGGACATGAAAGACTTGGTTCTGTTTGCGGAGGCCAAGCTAAGGGACGCATGGGATGCAGACGTTGTTGGCAAACTCGCAGCAGACGAGGGCTGGTCTTATGATGTAGAGATGTACAAGGACCAGCTAAAGGATTTATTTGAAGAAAGTGTTGACAGTCAACAGCCAACAGGATAAATAGTTTCACACAAGGAGGAAATATGAAAGCGAGTAAGAACTTGGGGAGTTTCACTTCCACCATCTATATTGATGATAACAACATTGACAGGTTTACGTCTGGTCGGACCAGACTTAGGGTCGGGCAGTGGGTTAAGTTTGCATGGACTAACCGTCGTAGCCGATGGATTGGCGTGTCGTCCGGTGGCATTATTCATGCCTATCACGACGAAGCTGGCAACGGAGAGGAGTTTTCTCGCCGCGTGCAAGCCTACAAGATGGTTAACGGACTCGTCACTAAGCCTAAAAAGCGGTGACGCATGTCCCACCGCCCAGTGTCAAACCCGTTCAAGTGTGTGGTCTGTGGCTGCAAGCTGAACGAAGAGAACAGGGCACAGTGGCCTAACCACTGTGAGGACTGCGAGACAGCGGTCTTTACGTTCTACGGTGCCGTGGATTCAACAGGCAGCCTTGACAATAGAAAGGTTACCAGTTAAGATACGAATATAACAACTTTATGCGGGTTTCCCGCTGCCACACAGCAGTCTGGTAGGGAACCGATAGGAAAAGGGTGTGTGCCCTAGCACTATCAGGAGAGGGTTCAAATCCCGAAACCGCAACACTTGACAACCGGAACAAAACACATTAAGATGTATACACAACAACAGGAGAGAACAATGATTGGTTTCGTCACACACAATGAAGAAGAAGTTAATGTTAATATGACTTCACGTCGGGGATATGTCCAAGCGGACTATCAGGATTTGCTTAAACTGCTTGGCAAACCTCATGAGAGTGATGGCTACAAAGTAGACTGGGAATGGGATATTAAGTTTGATGATGGCTCGGTCGCTACCATCTACAACTGGAAGTCTGGACCGAACTATGGTTACTACGACGTAGGCCCAGGCCAGATTAAAACTTGGAATGTTGGTGGTCGGGACGGGCGGGCACTTCGTAATGTTGAAAAGATGCTAGCATCCTTAAACTCCGCTCTTGAGGGATAAGAAGGAGGGCCGTGGGGGGCACAGGCCAGAGAGATAGTGGGTAAGTCTTACGAGCAGTAAGCTATCTCGTGGTTGCGTAAGCGTGAGAGTGATTCTCAGGTCAGGCTGTGCTCGGTGGGGGGAAGTTGGGAACCCCCCACATTCTGGTTGACAACCAAACAACAACTTGTTAAGTAGTAAACACAACAGGAGAAGAGAACAATGCTTCGTATTTTTATGACCGATGGTACTGATGAAGAGACGGATCAGGGCACGGAGAAGTGGTCGTCTGTGAGGTTTAATGTTTCAGGCAGAGACGACGAAAGGAAAGAGAATATATTTATCAGCCCTCGTGGGATGGCGGTAGATGGTGTAGGCTTCATGACGTGGCAAGACTTTTATGCCTTGACAACCAAGACACAACCCGTTAAGATATAAACACAAGACAGGAGAGAACACAATGTCAAAACTACACACCGAAGTGGTCGCACAATATAAGATGGGTGGCCGCACTATCGACGTAGAGCTATGCTGGCAAGGCAAGGAGCCAGAGAACGACGACGATAGGTTTTATGACTTTTATGACGAGCATGGTGTGTGCCTTAATGAAGGTAGCCCGTGGCATGATGACGGTGACGGTGTTCCTTCCTATGAAGAGGTAGCGTCCGTTGCCATCGCGGGAGGGTGGACATGAACTTCCCACAGATTCGATGTAATGATGGTTTTACTATGAGCGTGCAAGCAAATGGGTTTTGCTACTGTTCGCCTCGCAGCGACGTGGGACCGTGGACCGCTGTGGAGGTGGGGTTCCCTTCCCAGAGAGAAGAACTGCTTATGGAATACGCTGAGGAGCCAGATAAACCAACCGACACCGTTTATGGTTGGGTGCCCATCGAAGTGGTGCAAAAGGTTATCGATGCTCACGGTGGCACAAATACTTTGGGGCAGGATGTGATTCAAACAATCATTAATGCTTGACAGGGGTCGCTCAATACATTAAGATATATACACAACAACGGGAGAGAACAATGATTGGTTTGGTTGATGTAACAAAAGCGAAGTGTAACCTGTCTGAGTATGCGCGGCTGTGTCGCTATCATGATTGGTCCGCTTGCATGAGCGACAGTTTTGCTGTCTACCGGCGTGGAGAAAGTAATCGGAAGTTGCTCGCTAGCGTTGCGGACACCTCCCAAAACCACAAAAGAATCTGGGAACTTGCCCGAAGCTATCATGGAAAGTTTACTGGTGGCTGGACCTATGAGGACGGTTGGCGCTGGGCTGGTGCGTACCTTTGGAGTCACGGTATCGATAGTATTAGTGACGAGCAGGCCAAGGATATGGTTGCTGATCCCGGCACTATGGACGCTTATGACCGAGATGTATCTGGACTTGTTAACTGGAAAGAGGTTGACAAGGTTCTGAAATCGGTTAAATAGACTTCACAACCCAAGCAGAGAGAGAAACAAAATGGACTTAGCAGACTTTATCACCCACCCAGCTATGATGCTGCTCTGGGTCTACGGCACCGTGCTCGTCTGGGCTAACCTCACAGTCCACGGAGTTATCTGATGCCACTTAACTACACAAGCGTTGGGCGTACCTACAAAATCTGTTTTGAACATGGCGTGCAGGACGTATTCCTTCACAGCGACATCTCGGCTCGCAGGTACAGCAAACAAAAGGGAGCCAAGTCAGCATGGAGGCACTGTGTGGGCGGCGAAGGCAGTAGGCAGGTAGGCTCCTGTTGGGAGTACATCCGAGTATATGAAAATGCGAAAATGCTTGACGCATCCCAGCCGACCCATTAAACTACTAGTACAACAACAGGAGAGAACATGAAAGAAGTAAAGAGTTTTTTATGGGAAGCAGAAGCGATGACCTTCGTCTCTGGTAACGACGACCTAATCGTCCTTCTTGAGTGGGGTAAATATGTTGTCTATGATGTTAGTTAAGGGAGGGAGCATGAGCAGCAAGGTTAAGAGTGGAGCAAAGATTTTTCTTTCGGGTAACTCCTTCTGGGTAGTTAGCCCCAATGGAGATAAGGTGAAGTGCCACAACCGTGCCACCGCACGTTTTCTCGCATCAAACATTGACAAGAAGCTACAGTCGGTTAAGTAGACAGTACGGAACAACGGGGGACGACATGCAAGTAGGCAACACAGTAAGATACTTTAACGAAACTACACAAGAACTAGAGGAAGACTTTGGCGTGATTATTGGTGTGCGGATGGTGAACCCCACGGACACAGAAGATATTCTATGCACTGTTAGGTGGGCCAACCTCATTAGTGAGGCTTGGGAGTGGGAGTTGAGGGTTGTAGAAAACATTGACGACCCCAGCCGCACCTTCGACCGGCGCATCGGCGACGTGCTCTCTCCAGCCCTTGACAACCAATCAACAACCAGTTAAGTAGTATACACAACAACAGAGGAGAGAACATGTTTAGAGTTGGAGACACAGTATTGTTTGGTCGCCCCAATGGTGAGAAGACCCGTGGTCGCATCACCAAGGTGAACCAGAAGAGCTACAAGATTACCGCGATGGAAACTCGCGGCACCCGTGGTCAGTACGACAGCGGTGGGTCATGGCGAGTGCCAAAGAGTCTTGTGTGGCACGACAGCCCTTCGCTGTCGAATACATATGAGCGACCATATCGCACAGAACTGGAGATTATTAAAGAGATTGATAGCATTTATGCCGCACTCTCGCCAGAGAACCTCCACTGTGACGGGGAGATTAGTCGCACCGCCGCCATGATGAAGGCGCGTGGACTGAACACAAAACTGAAGACCCTCTTTAGGGAGTTGGGCCGCGAGGTCACTGAGCATGAGTGCTACCAAACAATCTACCATAATAATATGCGAGGGCGTTACTAAAAAAAATCCTTGACTCTTAAACCAGAACCCATTAAGATGTTTACACAACACAGGAGAACAGCATGGCAGTAGAACACTGGAAGATGATTCCCACGGCAAAAGAGCAAAGCATGATTGACGCCATTCGTAGCGATGCGATGGTGGGTCGTGGAAGCTGCACCTCGATTGACGAGGCGTGGGGCGAGCAAGAACTCATTGAGACGTTCCAGACCGCCTTCGCAAAGGACGCCACTCCTCAAGACGCGGTTCAGTGGGCACGGCGTTGGGAGCAGCTTAGGATGGAGATGGCTGTTGAGTATGAATCGCCTACGGCTATGGCTCGACTTGAGGAGTGGGAAGAAAAACTTGCCAAGAGTCCGATTGCTTGTTAGATTGTAAATACAACGAGGGAGAGAACATGGCAAAGAAAAACAAAGCACCCAAGCGCCGAAACCCACTGGTGTTGGCTATGATGGCACGGTCTGCAAAGGCGGGTCGTCATCCTGACCGCAGGAAGCAGGCGAGCAAGAAAGCATGCCGAGGAAGGGTCCGTGTTTGAGTTGGTTGCCGTTTCCGCTCTTTCGCTACTTGCTATCGCTGTGCTACCTTGGAGCGAACAAGCGTTGCGAGAGACTACAGAAGGTTTTAAATATTTGTTCTTGACAGTTACAAGATTCTTTGATAAAAGATAAGCAGACAACAGGGGGATAACATGGCAACAGCAGGCGAACGACACTATGTCAATCTTAAAAACGCGAAGGCACTTATTGGGACGGTGGTGCGCTCGCATGACTTTCCCGATGGAAAGCGCGATAGGTGGTACTACGTCGAGGGAGAGGTCATTGGGGTCACCAACCCAGACGAACACCACATCTTTAATGACTGCACCAGATACATCATCGCAGTACACAAGCGAGTGGTGAGGGGGAGCGAGGTCGAGGTTCATGACACCAATCGCATCGTTTACCCACCGATTAATGGCACCCCCCGAATCTCTGGTGAGTGTAATGGGGTCGAATCGATTGACGACGCCCCTACCAACGAAATGCACACCGCAGAGTTGATGGCAGCGGGGTATGAACTGGATACTGCCGATACTGGTTCTGGGGAGGAGGTAGTTATCCCCGCTCACGCTTTCACCTAAAAAAAACTTGCTCCTTCGACCCAATCAGTTAAGTGGTATTCACAACACAGGAGAGCAGCATGGAACAACCAAACCTACACCGCATGTTTGTGAAACTCAACATCGAACACTTCAACTGCGAAGTCCCAGCGATTAAGCTAAGGTGGAACCGCAGGCTCACCACAACTTCTGGGTATTGCAGATATTCTCGGAACGGTGAAGAGCTTGAGCCTACGGAAATCTCCCTCTCTGATAAGTTGTTCAGTAGCTTGGGCTACCCAATCGACAAGATTGAGAACACTTTGGTTCATGAGATGACTCATGCGTATCTTGTGCATAAGTACAATGAGCGTGGACACACGCGAAGGTTTCAAGAAATAATGACGCGCATCACAGGCGTGAAGAAAAACCATCGGTGCCACAGCTATGATGTGTCGGCAGTCCGCCAGAAAAGGACCATCGCGGTGCATTGTCAGGTCTGCGGGAACCTTGGGCATCGCGCACGCATGCCGCGAGGCTATAAGCAGCGAGGAGTTACCTTTACTCATAAGGGCTGTGGTGGTAAGATTACTTTGCGGAGGGAGTAAATAAAAAACTTGCACACTGACGTGGAACGGTTAATAGATGTTTGTAGGAGGTAGCATGGACATCACAGTCATCGATATTAAACCCCGCCCAGAAGACCTTACTTACTACCCGTTCACAGACACCATGTGGCGCTGCACCCGCCACAAGATTAGCGCTATTAAGATATGGAGAGAGATGCACAAGTTGGCACCCTTGGCGCATGACATGAACTGCAATCCAGTGGTGCCTAGCCTACGCAGCGCCAAGAAAGTGGTAGAGGAGATGCAGAAAACTTTGTCTGCTCAGGGGCAGTACGAGCAAAAGAGAGTTGGTATCACCTGCCGTGTCTCCGAGGATTACGAAACCAACGAGACTGGTTATCTGGAACGAAGACTTATCAACAACGAATAAAAAACTTGCACCTGTTCCCAGACCAGTTAAGAGGAACACACAAGGAGAAAAGAACATGGAGTGTCGAGAGTGCGGTGGGTACATGGGGAAAGGCGTGGCGCTTCAAAATGTCAACACCAGCGGTGGGAGACGCGGCGCTCCTGCTCGGAAGTATGACTGCTGCGGGCCATCGGGTGATGCGGTGCTCGTTGCAGCTAGCAAGTGTGAGGACTGTGGGCACACGGTTAGCCAGCACGGTCGCATCACTCTTACCGAGGATGGGTTGACAGGCGACTGAGGGCTTGTTATTAGTTATCACACAACAGCGGGGGAATGATGTACACGATTAAGACTTGGAATAGCCCACAGGGACAACCGACGACTCGCGAGGGTATGCCCTACGGGTTGGCATGGGCTATCGCTACCAAGGCGGGCTACGCCAAGGCACAGGTCATCTGTGAGACACACGGGATTGTAGAACTAGAAACAAAAAATACTTGACAGCCTAACCCAATCGATTATATTGTAAGCACAACAACAACAGCAGAGGTCAACATGGCACGTCGTCGAATCACCGCAAACCCCCGCACCAACCGCAGCGCAAACGCGAAGGGGCGCAGCATCTCCCGCGCATCCAACATCGAAGACAGGGCACTCCGTGCAGTCTTCCGCGAGGACCGTCGCAGGGCACACGCCGCGCTCATGCGTGAACTGGACTCGGAGTTGGACCGACTCTCCCGCGAGTCGGACACAGGCAGCACTGACTCCCGCATCCGTGTCTGGCGGCGCACAGCGTAAAGAAAGCGAGGACGCAAAAAATAAACTTGCGTCCTCTTCTCAATCGGTTAAGTGTAGTACACAACAGGAGGGAACATGGCTATCATCTATACGAACGAAGCGGGCGAGACGGTTGCAGACTTTCAGGACGCGGTGCTTGGCATGGGCAACGGACGCCCACAGGCTTCTCGCGCCATCCGCGTGTTCTTCTCCGTCTGGGGGACACAGTGGTACACCAACGTCTGGGACCGTGAGAGCGCGACCATCTGCGAGATTGAGGTAGGTCACTCCGAAGACCCGAACCGCTCCAAGAAGGTTGTCGTGGACGCCAGCGAGGAAGTGCTGGTTGAGGTCGAGTGGTTCACCAAGGGTGGTAGCCGCACGGTGCTTGCCTTCCGTGAGGGTGGCGAGGAGGGCGCTCTGGCCGAACTTGCGGTCATTGAGCAGGAGAACGCAGAGAGGGCAGCACAACGCGCTGAGGAGGACGCAGAGCGCTGGTGCAAGACGGTTCACACGAACTCCCGCGTCGTGGTCGCACGGGGACGTAAGGTTGCTGTGGGTACAGAAGGTATTCTTTTCTGGGAGCGCGAGGGACAGTACGGAACCCGCATCGGCATCCGTGACGACGAGGGCAACAAGCACTGGACGTACCTGCGTAACGTTGAGGCAGTAGCCAACAAGCCAGAGGGCATGACGTGGGTTGACTACATGAACGCCCTGTGCGACGAGCGAGTCGAGCGCACCAAGGCGCTACCGCAGAAGGGAGAACTTGTTTGTGTCCTCGAAGGAGAGCGCACCGGAGAGGTAGGAAAAATATTCTGGGCGAAGGAAGGACGCATCGGTATCGGGTTTGGGGAGGAGCCTACTCGTGGAGGTTGGAAAGATGTTGAGTGGCTAAGTGCAGATGCAGTAGAAGTACAACCGAGGTCATAAAAATAAAACTTGCATCTTCTACTCAAACGGTTAATAGATATATGCAACAAGGGAGAGACAACATGGTTTCATTCATCGCGGACAGCACGAACCTCAACGCTATGGTCAAAGCACTTCGCTCGGCTGGACTCCCAGTAGAGCGTGAGCGCACGACCGTACTGGTCACCATCCCACGCACGGGAGAGAGTATCTTTCGTGCCATGAAGGGGCGTAACGGTACATGGCTCGTAAGCCACAACAAGAATCTTTTCCTCTAGGGGGAGAAGTGGGAGGAAGTGGGGGAGGGTGGACCCTAGTGGTCCCCTTCACTCCGCAACAAGAAAAAGTTTATTGTTTTCTATGGGGTAGAGATGGGGTGCGAGAGGAGGGTAGGAGCAGATCAGCTCACTATCCCCTTACTCCCCCTTTGTCAATAGCTACTAGGGGGAGTTGACATACGTTTTATTTTAGCTTGACAAGTTTGTGCTTGCCTTACTAGGGCAAGTGTGTTATAATGTTAGTGGGAGGAGCTACTACCCCCTCCCCCCGGAATGTGAGTGCTACCCTAGCCCGCTACCCGCGCCCAGCCCCTGGTACACGAGCGGTACGCATAAAAAATTTGGAGATTTAGAAATGCGTATGTTGCTCTTACTAACCCCACGAGAGTATACTACCCCCCACTACCCCAAGTGAGTTCTATCTCCCCCTGGGCGATATTAAACAAAATGGAGGTTTCACTGGTCTCGGCAAGAAAAAACGGCGGTAAAAATTTTCTAGATTAAAGGAGTGAGAATATGCGTAAGGTGTTACAAAAGATAGGCAATAAAATATTAAACATGCTTGACAAATGGAAAGGCAAAAAACCACCAAAGTAAATTTTGAGATTTGCAAATATAAAAACTAATTAAAGCATGATCGTTACGAAAAGTGATATTGAAAAAATTCTTAGTGAAGAGCTTGACAAAGTATTTGAAGAAAAAAGAAAAATACTAAACGAGCAAAGCACAACCAGAGGTCAAAGATCAGACTTTGCAGAGTACGATGAGAACTACAAGGTCTACTTTGCGTCTAGAGCATTGGGACCGGATTGGTCACCAGTGCATCACGCTTGGGTTATGCTTCTTGGGCCGGATGGTGTCACAAACCTCAGCGGCAAGACAGCAGGGGCTGTTGCAATAGACAAAATACTTCGCATAGATTGGAAAGATCTTGCTAGGGCAGGCATGGCCTCACCCAGAGGCATGAGCTTTGGCTTATTAGACTTTGGGAGAGATGAAGAAGCAGACGAGGTTTGGGAAAAAGCAACAGAGAACGCAAAAAGAATTGGCACCAAGGAAGCTTATGCACAAGTGAAGCAAGCACTTGAGGATACAACTTGGAAAAACTTAGAGAAAATTGTCAATTGGCGCAAGGATAACCCCAGCACCGCAGACGTAAGAGTTTTAATAAAGCCACCAGGGGGCATGACAGGACAACAATTCCATGAAAGGTTGCGGGCAGTGTTCGGTAGCTACCAGAACAACGTACCGTATGGTCCAACCACAGCATATGGTCCAGCCATGAACAGCAACTCGTTTGCTTTCTCGCTGATGCGTGTTGCTTATGGCGGACTTCCACCAGAACTAGAAAAAATCGCGAGCGGGAAGAGATATCCAGGCTTGAATAAGAATGTGCCAATGAAAGCACCCGTAAATGAAGTTGATGATTTGGGAAGATTGGGTCAACGTTCTTCCAAACGGCATACCCCGTGGTCTGAAGGTGCTTTGGATGCCCTGCAATTTAGTCTTGGTGTGCTTGGGTTTGCGCCTGGAATTGGTGAGCCGTTTGATCTGGTCAATGCTGCCATCTCTACAGAGCGGCGTAAACCGTTGGAGGCAGTTCTAAACGCGGCGTCTGTACTCCCAGGTGTGGACGTGCCAGCAAAAGGCGCTATTATACTCCTGAGGGCTTTGGAGCGTGGTGTCACCACCATAAGGTTTAGTGGCCAAACTTACGGCGTGGCTGAACTTGGCCACTACTTATTGGTGCAGTTTCAGAAGCTCCCCTTGAAGAGACTTTTGGAACGAGAACAAATAGCACTCATCGAACGTGATCTATACCCACTTTTACAAGGACAAAAATTATGATACTTACATCAATTGAGTTAGAGCAGATTATCAAAGAGGAGATAGAAGCTGTACTATCTGAGACTGAGCATGGCCCATTCAAAAAGATTGGCCAAGACATAAAAAGAACTTCACAGAAAGTTGGGCAAGGTATAAAGCAGGCTGTGGGTAAACTAAAAAGAAAACCCGCAGAGACCGTTCCACCGAATGACCCACCACTTCCCCCGGACGGGGCTAGCTACGACCCTGCCACGAAGGTGGGGGAAGCCAGGAAGACCATAGTTCTTGGACTTGAGGATTGGCCTCACAATACACCACCAATGCCCTTTATCCATACCGAACTAAGAAGGGAATTGATGGACGCGGGGTGGCCCACCGGAACAGCCAGTGACCAACTTCGAAAAGTACGATACGTATGGGACGAAGATAAAGTGGAAGTTCAGTATATAGTGCGAGTAAATCCACAGCTTGATGCCACGGCTGACGAATATCGCAGAAGCGCGGGCTTGAAATAAGTTTAATGCAATACTCCTTAGTTCTACTACTTGTTTTATCTGCCTGTATCAATTCGCCGGCACTAACCGTAGACTTGGAGAATTCGGCTTCGACGATTCCCGTCGATCAATCTCCGGACTCCGGTTTTCTTGGCGATACAGCAGGGTAAAAACTATTTAGTTATATAGGAGGTCTTATGTATGGAAACGACACTTATAGAGGGCCTAGCGCAGTACGGGCCGCTTGGTTTATGGACTGCGTCCCTTCTTTTTATGAATTGGCAGCAGCGTAGAGATCAAAAGGAAGATGAGCGGATTGCTCAAGAACGTATTCAATACCATCAGGAAAATATTGTTGAAGCTATGCGTGAGCAAAGGCATATGCTTCAAAAAGCAATCGAAAAGATTGAGGGCGGTCTTGCCATGGTTAGAGAGAAGTATGCAGAGGACCGTCTGCTTCGTATGAAGGGTGATAAATAAAGTATGTATGAGTATAAAGCAAAGCTAGACAGAGTAGTCGATGGTGATACCGTTGATGCCTTGGTTGACTTGGGGTTTGATGTGTGGGTTAAGAAGCGTATTCGATTGGAGGGCATAGATGCCCCTGAGACACGCACCAAGGACTTGGAAGAGAAGTCTAGGGGTCTTGCAACCAAGCAACGCCTTGAAAGCCTTCTAGGGGCAACAGAAGGCGAATTTGTGTTGGTATCCCATGGTGTGGGTAAATATGGTCGTTGCATAGGTACGATTTACATCGACGAAAAAAATATAAACCAACTTCTACTTTCGGAAGGATTAGCGGAAAAATATTTTTGAAGCTGCGCTTTTAGCTAACTACTTACCCACCTGTGAGCAAATTATTAGCAAAGTACAAAGATATACTCATTTATTACGATTACCACCCCTTGTTATTCTTTTGGAGTGTGAGCGATCTTTGTAATAACCAAGTGCTTTGGACCAAGCTTTCTTTCTGGACTGAACTAGGGCAGCCTGAGACTTACTATTTATATATGGTATATCTATTTGTTAGTCTAGGGACGCTGCTTACACTGAACAAAATAGAGTGGTGTGTTCGCTTTGTTGCAACATACTTAATGTTGCATGTGTTTTCTACCATGCGCTACTGTGTGGATCTCCTATCTGACCCTGAGCTAGTCTTTGAGATGGTCATCGTTAAAAACCTGACAGTCACATTTGTATACTTTGTTCTCTGGTCTTGGATATATGTTAAAATGAAAAAAGAGGCGGTACATAAAAAAGTTAATGGATAACGCAACGATCACTGCAATTGTTACTTGTGTCGTAGGCGGGCTTCTGTCTGCTGGAGGCTGGAAGTTCTATGAGGCTGTCCTGAAACAACGTGCTGAACGTCGTAAGGAAGAAAACTTAAGCCGCACTGCTTATAGGGACGACCTTATAAAGCGTGTGGATAAACTAGAGAAGGAAAGGGAAAATTTAACCGCTGCCCTCATCTTACTCAAAACAGACATCTCCGCTATGAAGGTCGAGCTTGAATATGTGAAGCGAGAAAATAATGTTCTCAAACTTAAGCTCGACGCCCAACGGTAAGAAAAAAAATTTTGGCGCTTCGCGCTTTAGAAGCCTGAGATGTCTAGCACACAGTCCGCCATCTCATCTGACCTTTCTCTCATGGCGTTCGCGAGCATTCTTTCAAACGGCCTGGTTAGCATATTGTCGCCAGGAATTATTTGAGCAGCCAAACTGTCCGCACTATTTCTAAAGAACTCCGTTAGCGATGCCTTCGCCTGCGCTCTCATCTTGGCCTTGGTGTCGTCAACCTTATCAGAAACAAAGTCAAACACGCCCTCGTCTAGTGGCTCTTCATTGCCGTTTCTCGGCTCAAAAACAATTTCTCCCTCACCTCCGGGGACTTTTGCTTTTAATTTGACAGCATAGTTAAGTGCGAATGCTACCAAGATAAGGACTGCGATCGTTCCACCGATAGCAAGAATTAATTTTGGATCCACAGATGTCAAATCGCCAGACTCACCAAATTCTGACTGGGGTGTCAGAGCTTCAAATTTCGAGAGCGTTTCGGTGTTAACCGGAAAGGAGAATGATTCCCCATTTTTTATTGCCTGTATGGCGGAAGACATGTTGCTGATAGAGGTTGCCGTAGAACCTAAATCAAACTCTTCTTCTATTTTCTTACTTTCTCTGATGCGTATCCTCATTGTTCTAATTCCTTTATTTAATGAGCACGGGGGTCAGCCCGAGCAGCCCTCAAGTTCTGATTCTACAAACCCATCGAGACCCTTTATAATTTTTTCCTTTGCTCTGCGCCCTAAGCGCTTAAGTTTTTCCACCATTGCCCTAATGTTTTCTCCCAATTGGTCCTCTCCTTCTTCGCCGCAATAACCTTTACCGTCTGGGCCGGTTTTTAAAACCAAACCCTTGTTATAGCAGTCTTTCCAAGTGGGCCCAGTATCTGCTCCTGTGGATGAACCCCGCCCAAGATTCCTTACTGAAGTTACATCAGTGGCAACCCGAGTCGGGGAGCGCAGGGGTCGCTCTCTAAGCGACTGTTGTGGTTCGTATGTTGGAGCAGGGTCGTAGTACGGGGTTCCCTCTCCTGCACCGCAGTTGGCGAATTCGACTGACGGCACCTCTCCATACAAAACCCCGTCAAGTGCTTTTATAATTTGGTGCTGTGTTTCACGGCTTAGATTTTTGAGTAACGGTATGATATTATCTACTTCGTTTAAGTTGTTAGATTGAATAAGATCATCAACCTTGGCCATCATTTTCTGTATTACGAGTCCACCCATAACGCCTTCGTCTAAACGTTCGGGCTCCTTATTTACAAACTCTCTCCAATTCTCTAATATCAACTTCATTGTTTTAGTTCCCTAGTATTGCTTTATATCTATCGATATAATATTTTCTCTTGAGGGCATCGAATCCACTCTCTACTTTTATTTTCTTGGCCTCGGCTAACTTTACTTTATAATTCTCTTCCACAAACTTTCCTTTGACACCAGCAACCTTTGTCCAATACACATCGTCCTTTGTTGCCTCCTCAAAGGAAGACCAGGGTCCGGCCCACGGTTCCCTAATCCTATCACCTTCACGACTGTAGCCGGCGATAAACATAGTCTGTTCACTCTCACCTGTTTTAGGGTTGGTGATTGTGTTGGGGCCGCCATGAATAAAAGAATCTTGATCGTGAGCCTGGCTCAGTATCATCCCTACTTCAAATAGAGAAGGGGCACCTTCGGGAGAAGCTACATCTGGCCTTGGCTCTTTTGTGATGATAATTGATTTCTCCACCACATCAGTTTTTAATTCTTCTTCCTCTCCGGTTTCCGGGTCGGTTCTTACAACGGGTTCCCCGGTTTCAGGGTTCACCATCGGCTCCGAGTAACCACCTAACGTCTTTGTATATGAAAAGCCCATATTTGATAAATAGATTTTCATTTGTTTGTCGTGGTTAAGATTTTCTTTATTACTGCGGTATGCCCTGAACGCCGAGATGGCCACAAACTCCATATTTTCATCGTCTATTTTTTTCTTGACTCTAGCATACGACGCCATCTCCGTTAGGAAAGAACCCCAATTTTCAAGTATGTTTTTCATATAGTGATACCCACAGGTAACTTTTTAATATAACACATTTACATTAAAAAGCAAGTACTATAACTAGTAACAAAACTGTTATTCGGAAGTTTTATATCAGTAGGGGCAGTCGTCTAAGTAGTCATACATAATTTGAAATAACTCGTTTCCTACAACAAGACTTTTGTCTTCCAGGATAACAGAGTTAGAGCCAGTGTCATAATACCATCCTGACTTTAGGGGGGTACCATCGAGGAAAACTTCAACTGTCCCCCTAACAGCCGTTTTTGTAAGAGGGTAGATATCTTCAATAATATAATTTGAATTTGCTATTGTAGTTAAATTGTTTCCCCATGATCCGCAGATGTCTAAAACACTGCCGCCCGTCATGGTACTTTGTGTTATATACCTTAAACCAACATCCGAAGAAACACATGAAATATCAGTGCCGGTAATTGTGTGAAAGAAAAATAAGTCGGGGTCTTTTATAGAGAAAAAATAATCGTTATATTCGATCTCGGTAAGTGGACTTTGATCGTCCTCGTCGGAAACAACAACTACAGACAGTGCTGCATCTTCTCGGCCGTATCGACTGCTGCTTAGTGAGCCCAAATCCAATGCCTGCATAGCATACTCTTGTCCCTTCTCAAATGCGTTTCCTCCTGTTCCCACCATAACGCCTGCGGCGAACTCGCCCACTGGATCTGCGCTTAGCGGAGTAATCAAACCAACAACATCTACCCAGTTGTCTGTTGTAACAATCCCAATTTGAAAATCTGTCCCCTTTGTTATGAGGGTATTGATAAAATCCTCTGCCTCAGCAGCCAGGTCTTCTTGTTCTTCACCCATCGAACAAGAGTTATCAATAACAAATAAAATATCTGCTTTACTTATCTCCACCTGTTTAAACACATCTGTGTATGTGCCACTAACCGCCCCAATGCCACTATTGGTTACTTTTTGTGTTGTTTTACCAAGGGCATTAGAATAAATGTACATATGCCCCGAGTCTTGGATGGTGTCCACCTCATTAAACTCAAAAGTCAGAACGATGCTATCACCGGGCGGAATTATTATAGGTAAGGAATACCCTGTTACCAGTGAAAGTTCTGGCGTGGCGTTATATGTTATGTTATCTATTATAAGCGGGGCAGTTCCGACACTTGAAACAGTAACATCATATTCATATTTGCAGTTGACATGAACTTCACCAAAATCATAATCGTATGGTTCAATATGTATTTCAGCAAATGGATCCGGTTCAACGTTGTTGCTAGGTGGCTCTACAACCAAGGGTGGATGACCCGTGTCCTGTTGCACGCTGTCTAATACAACGCTTGGTATATCTCGCTCTTTCCCTATATCATACTCACTCACACAACTTAATAAGAAAGTAAAAAATACTATCATTTCATCGCCCCCCCTATAATTAACTAGTTACAACCTTTAACTTCGAGGGGTGAAAAAAATAGTTTCTTATAATTTTTACGTACTAATTATAAACAGAATGTCTAATACTAGTATTGACAAACTCTGGAAAGTGTTCACTGTCGTCTTAGGCACAGTTGTATTGCCCCTTTTTGGCTGGGTCTGGAATACAAATGTTTCCCTAGCTCAGATCAGTGACGATCTTATTGATGCTGAGGATACTATCGTGACCCTAGAGCAGAAATTTGAAGAAGCAGAGGACAATTCTAGATCGATTATCTCTATTGAAAAAGACATAGAATATATGAAAGCTACTTTAACTCGCATCGAAAAGTTGGTGGCCGAGTAATGAATACTTTGTTTCTTTCCATGATATTATCGTCCACCCCTGAGGTCCCCGAGCCTATCGAGGCCAGGTCTGAAGAAACCGTTAACGAACCGGATAATGACTCGGGTGGGGAAGTTAAAAAATGTGAAGAAGGTGTTAAGGGTTTGAAAAATGGAGTTTTGGGTTTAGAGTTTTATTTAAAAGATAAAAAATATCATGAGAGAGTTTGTCCTAACTTAAAATGGAAACAACCATCCCTTGAAGTTTATAAAGAAAGGCCAAAGTCTTATTTGCCTAAAGAATGCCCGAGAGATATTATCTAATGAGCAAATTTAGTTCGTATACAAAGAATCAAACACTGTTTAATAGTTGGCGTAGTTACCTTATTAAAGAGGATTTAGAAGTTGTTCTAACCAATGAAGAAGCCAGTGAAATGTTTGGCGAAGAGATAGAACAGGCTCTTGACGAGGGACAACACGGCGAGGGGTCCATGGCTCGCAGTCAGTTGGGTCGGATCTCTGAACTTGGTCTGATGATCCAAGATATGATTGCCGAGGAAAGCGATTTAGAGGAGTGGGTAGAATCAAAAATTACAAAAGCTCATGATTATTTATCGACTGTTATGAATCATATGAGAGGCCAACAATTGTCTGAAAGAGAGTTGACCAAACCAGAGAAAAAAGAGAAAGAGAAAATCGTCAAAGGCATGAAAAAAAATAAAAAAGATTTTAAGAACAGATATGGCAAAGACGCCGAAAGCGTGATGTACGCTACGGCGACGAAACAAGCGAAAAAGAACGCTTAATTTACTTTCTAAGGATCTTGTCTAACTGTCTTATTGTATCTGCGGTTGAGGTATGAAGTATCGCCACACTGCCTGTGTCCTTGCTTACCTCATTCCACGGAATTGTATTTTTTGTCATATCATCAATAAGAATGTTTTTGGTTGATCCAACATTTGCGTACAAATATTTTTTTGAATTTAAAATTACTTTCTCCGGTTGTCCACCGTTGGGCAATTTTAAATTTTTTGCAACCCATGCTCTCTTGCCCTCTCGCGAGCCCTCTTGTTTCATCGGAGAAGTGAGAATATATGGATTAAGAACTTTAATATGATCCCACAACTCTTTTCCATCGGGCATCCATTCTAGTTTAGCCCACCAATCAAAGTCGTCCTCAACCCTTCTATACATGTACGAGTTAGCCGTTTTTTGCACTTTTGTCTGATTTTTTTTGGTTTCAATATCCTCTCTTGTAATAAAACTTCTGCCCTCCTGTTCAAGGGCTCGGCGCACGCGTCCGAGGGTGGTTATACCGCCTGTTTCCTTATGACTTGGGATAGACATGTCAGCGACATCATTGTTAATTGTTTCAACGGCTGCCTTCATAAAGTCTACCAAAACTCCGTCCATATCGCAATATATCTGGAACTGCTGTTCGTTTTCGTTCAAATATTGACGCCAGTTTTCGACTAAAAGTTTCATTTGCCCCTCCTACTGATTTTTGTTTTGCCACTCTGCTGATATTGAGTCCTTTGTTATGGGACCTCCTCCAGCCCAAGTATAACACGATCTGGCGGAATGGCACTTAAAATGATGCATCCAACAATAACCAAGTTTGCCCTCCGCATCTTCGATTGGCTCCGAAACAGGCCCTGGTAGGCAGTCTAGCATCCTGGGTGAGATATCAAAAGCAATGCAGTTCCCACACCTAGATTTTTTTGCAACTTCCGGTTTTGTGTTCCAATGTTCTGCTGCTTTAACCCAATAATCTTGATCGGAAAGGTTTAAGGGGCCATACTGTATATGTTCTGCCTTTATGGCAGCATTACGATTTTTTGTATTAAGCTCAAGGTCTTGTGTCGCTTTTGGGCAAACCAATTCTTTTGCTTCATTTATAAATTTTTTCCAATTTTCAAATAGTAGTTTCATTCATCTATACCCTCTGCCTTAACACAATTGCGATACGTTTTGCCGAACATTTTTTTTGTTTTTCTAGTCTCATGTGTTTTATATCCTTTTTGACACTTTTCCTCAAGATCCTCTACTTTTTTTTTATTATTTATTTTGGTTACGTCTTGGGTCTTATCTACTAGGACATTGGACTTAACAATAAAATTTAAAATTCGTTTTAATTCTTTATCATCAGTTTTATCAATAAAGTTTTTAACGTAGTCGAGATCTTTCTGGTTTAAGCCGTGGGCTTCATTGAGATAATTTTGCCAATTTTCAATTAATAGTTTCATTTTATTTTCCCCTCACTCCTGAAAGCTTTTTCCATCTTTCTGTTATTTCTGTTTTATCTTCTTTCTCTTCTTCGCCGCCATTTTGGCGATCCTGCGGAACGCCAATTGTTCTGAGCGCTGACCGAGCCCAGGATACATTTGTTGTTTCTCGCGATGCTTCGTCAGCTATATTTATTAATCTAACATACTTTTCCTTTAAATTATTTGGTAGTTTTTCATAGTATTCCCTGTTCCTAAGAAACGATTCCACAGAATCCGCCGCTGCTGAAAGTTTCGACGACATCATGAGCACGCCTGACTTTTGAGCCTCCCTCGGGAACGCTTTAAAGAAATCTTTGTCTTCCGGTATGGCTTCCAACACATCTTCTATGTTGTCTAATATAAATTGATGGGCCATGAGCATAGGCCCCCTATTGCTCGCCGGGGAGAGGGAGAGGCCAAAAGCGTCGAAAATATATCGAGCTATAATGATTGTTGTTATGGCTCCCAAGTCTCTTTGTTTGATCTTGTTTGTTATATAATTTTCGTACACTTTATAGTTGTATTGATATGCCTGATCTCTTGCCTCAAGACGCGACAGTACCATAAGGCCACTTGGTATTTTTCCAACAAGTACTTTATCGAGGGCTGGCCACCCGAGATCGGTATACGAGGCCCAGTAGTAATCGCGGGACTGGCTTACCATCTCTAGGAAATCACTTTTAATATTGGCATACTTGTGTGGTATGTCCGTTTTCATAATCTCGCGGTGTATATAACTTTGTTGCGGCTGTTTAACCAGCATGTCTCTCGCATCCATAAATTGTTCCGTAGCATAATGAAATTGATATTTACGATGCGGGCCGCCTGGCCTTCCCGCAGAAGACATGAACTTTGCTTTTTTATCAATTAAAACAATTATTGGGCTTGCTATACTATAGTACTGCCTAAAATAATCTAAGCCCGGTGCGGCTGTACACCAGTCAGTTTCCTTGCCCCAATGACAAGCAGCCCCTTTATTATGAATGGCAGCAATAAAGAAATCGTCATCATCTCTAAAAATTTCAGTGCCTTGGTCAACGTCTTCATAAGATTTTTTATTTTGATACCTTTCTATGGCGTCACTTGCATCTTCCGTGTTTTTTACAAACTCTTCAAATGTTTTTATTTTGTTTATATCTTTCTCCGGCATGAACTGTTGATAATGAAAGAACTTTTCCATTGGGCCTTTTATATATCGAATATATTCGTATAGATGATCACGGCTGACGCTGTATACTTCAGCGGCGACGGCTTTGAATGGGGCTGACTTTCTAAATAGATCATTTCTAATCTGGAATTCCTCGGAATCCACTGAGTATTGTGTCGTTGTAGAGGGGGGATACCGGGGGTCGTAGGAATCATCTACAATACCAGCCAAGTAATTTATGTCATAAATTTTGCTGGCCCGTCCTGCCCGTCCTTTAATTTCACGAGCGTCAGCCGAATCTGCAATATCAATAATTGATTGCATTATTTCAGAGGTTATTGCTTGTGCAAAATTATACGAAAATTCTTGCGGATTTTCACTGTAGACGGCGTCCGGGATCTTTTTGTCGGTCCTACTGACAGAGATAAGCCAATTAAGTGCCGTTCCTTTTTCCCTATCATCTAGGTCTAATGACATTATAATTTTATCTAAAACATAACCGTATATTTTTGCAAATACCTTTACATATGCTTCACTTTCCAAGAGTTTTTCAAAAACCACCATGTCTTCAAGTTCGTCATCAGCGAGATTGAAGGGATCGCCGTATTCTTGTTTGAGGTCATATATTGAAGATTTAATTATTTTTTTAATTACTTTGGTTTCGAGTCTCTCTCTAGCTTGATCTAGGGTTATTTCATTTAATATATATCTACGCCAATTTTCAAATAGAAGCTTCATTTTCTTCACCTCCTGGCATACCCTGAACACCTGGCATTTTTATCTTGTTCTTTATATCTTTTATGTCCCCGCCCATACTACTAATAAATCTTTCTTCATCTTCTGATAAATTGCCGAGTTCTTTTTCGTTAAAAAACCAAATAGCATTTGGTGTTTTAGAATCTACTGACATATCCCACCCTGCCGGGAGCATCTTCATAAGCATGTGTGTGTAAAGCCTAGTTCTTTTCCCAGCAGATATACCCGCGAACGCGTCGGTCTCACCAGGTCCGATTGCCCCAGAAAAGTAAAAAATTCTTTTTTGTTGTTCAACTGGGCGATCGGGTCTTTTAATAAAGTCCATTACAATCTGGGCTACTGTGGCCATTACTTTCACAACTATATTTTTGCCCGTTAATTCATAGTATTCGCCACCTTCTACCTTATAATCAATATCCCAACTAATGATGCTACCTCTATCCATTGGATTGAACTTTACTTCATAGGTTTGATCTTCATGATCAGAAAATCTATATACGTATGCTTTGTGTTCCCATTGGCGATCGTCAAATTCAAACGCACTAACAGCGTCAAATGATATTTCGTTTATATATCCTCGCCATTTTTCAAGTAGAAGCTTCATTTACCATTTCCTGCAAGACCAATACCGAGCTTTCGTCTTAGGACCTGGGTTGTCGCAGTTATGGCGAGCACGGAAAGATTTACGAGCCTTTGGATTACTTTTACGAATCTTCATAGTTTTTTCACCCTTCTTCTTTGCACTTGTACCACCGTGGCCAAAATTAACCTTTTTGACATTTTTTGTTTTAGGATCCTTAACAAAAACTTTAAACTTTTTAACATCACCACGCATTATCTTATTTAATTTTACTTTGCGACCTTGGTATTCCGCTTCCTCCAAAGACTCTAAATTTTCGTAAAATCCAAAGTCTTCTTCCACTGGGCTGCCGTCCTCGTAGGTAGCTTCAGTCATTTGGTATTCTTCAACCATATTTTTTTCTGAGAAGACCTCGGACAGTTCTTGTTCAATCATTTCATTGATTAATTCATCTGCCAGCCTTTTGATAAGGTTTTCTTTTTGTGGGTCTGTCTTTACATTAGTTGGTTTGGCAGCGCCAGTTTTCTTCGGTTGGTTTGGATCTTTTTTTCTTTTCCTACGTGCTGCGTTGTCACGCTGCTTCTTGGACATGCTTTTAAACTTTGACCTGGAAACGCATTTCGGTGTTGTCTTTTGGCCGGGTTGCCGGGCACAAGGTTTCCCATCGTGTTTTCCACCGGCTTGCTTCCAACCGCCATCTTTAAACCACTTGTGTAAGTTCTCTTCATCGATAGTTTTATCTTCTACCAAATAGTAATCACCATGTTCGTGTTGCACTACATCCTTCATACCTTCGATTGCATCTTTGATTTCTTTTTCTGTGTGTTTGGTTTGTTCCTTGAGGGCTTTCATACCAGCAGCACCACCCTCTTTGATAAGGACATCACGAATTTTTGCTTCGAGGCTCTCTTTGCCTTCATAAAGCTCCAGTTCTTCCTTGGTAGTTTTGCTACCCCAGTTCTTTGCACCGACTTTTCTACACTTGACTAAAGCGCCTGACGCGTATGCCGATGGCCAAACTTTGTATCGTGACTTGACCTTGTGATAGCAGGCATCTTTCTTACCGCCACTCTTCTTTTTTTTCTTCTTTTTTTTCTTTTTCTCTTCAAGAGAATTTAGATTAAATGTTAAGCTCATTTTATTTTCCTTAATTAAATATTGATGTGTCTAATACTTTAAAGTTTGATTTATCGTCGATAGCAATATTTCCTGGCCCTATGTCAAACATATCGGCCTCGTCTACAGTAACTAGTTTAAATAGTTGCCTGTAAACGTTATTGTTCATCCCAATATCAAAGATTTTCTTGTATATTTCTTGAATATCTTTCCAATTTACAAAGGAAACATCTTCACTCCCTGGCTCTCCCATCATAGGCATATCGGGTATGTCTAGAGTTCCTGGTGGCACAGACTCGGGTTCATCTTCGATTTTAGCCCTCTGCTCACTAGAATATTCTCCGTATTTGAGGCTGCCGTGATTTATACTTTCTACAATTAATTCCCAAATAGCCATGATATAGAAAGCCCTAGTAGCCATATATCTCTCCAAAACTTTTTTTCCTTTTTCATCTGTGACTAAAAAATTTATTATTTCGGGAAAGTTGACCTTCATCATTTCTATAAAAAGATTTTTATCTTGTAGCTCAATTGGTTTAACCTCTTCCATTATAATCCATTCGTAACCACACTTTTGTTGTCCATCTTTTTCATAGCATGGACCATGGGCGTATGTTTTTGGGATTATATCGGGGTACTTTTTTGATAGTTCTACATCTTTAGTATTCATAAATGTATCTCTAGGGTTTTGAATGACTTTAATAATATAACCATCGACTCCAATTGGTTTGTATGCTGTTCGGAATGCGCCGGTACCCACCTCTTTAAATTTTGTCTCATCTAAGACCGCGCCGGGGTCTTTCTTAAGATCTTCAAGCCACGAACCTTGTTGCTCAAAAATATACCCACGCCAGTTTTTAAATAATTTGTTCATTATTCTTTGTCCTCTGGGCTTTGGCGCATTTTTTCTTTTACCTCACCGCACACTTCTATAGGCTCTATATCCTCAAAATCATCCATTGTAAATTCATTTGAGAGGGCCGGAGAGTAGTGAGAGGAACCTATGTCTTTTGTTCCGAGCAATGGTTTTTTGCTTGTTGCAATTGTAATATGTGATATCTTATTTTTTGAGTAAAGCATAAATTCATCCGTAAATTCAATTAGACCAGCCATAACCCTATCATCTTTTGCAATCCCAACCACTTTGATGCAGCCTTTGCCAAGTTGACTAGGGGATACCCTTTGCTTCATATCTGTCGGGGGTATCATTGTCATGTGATCAGCGTATTCCTTCCAACCCCCAGGGATCATATCTTTTAATTTTTTTGTTCCCTCGTGCTGAGGATCTAGAAAAAAAGCTGTGTATTCGATTGACTTTGCCAGGTCAGACCCAACAGAAGCTTCATGTAAATACTTTTTCCAGTTTTCAAGTAGAAGTTTCATTTGTTTTTATTCATCCGTTTGGTTTTGGCTTTGGAGGCCTCTTTTCTTTTTTTAGCGTACTCAAAAGATTTTTTAAGCCTAGCTTTTACTTTTGGATCTTTGGCATTCTGATAGGCTGCGCGTGCTCTTTGGTGGATAAGATTAATTATTTGCGACTGGCGTTTGTGAGATTTTGCCTTGAATGAAGATTTAGATAGGGTGTCTTTAATATCCTGAACAGTAGAAAATTTAACCGATACCGTATCACTTGGGTCTTCGTCCGTGTAAAGACGCCTTCCGGATCCCTTTGGTTTCTTCCCTGTTCCTTTTTTTGGTTCTTCTTGGAGGCCGTCAGGTTCCATATAGGGGTGATCGTCAAGATATTTTTTCATTTGAGGATCAACCTTCTCCTCATTTAAATATTTACGCCATGTTTCAAGCAGGAGTTTCATTTTTAATAAGCTCCTTGTTAACTATATTATATCCGTCAACAACACCAACATTAATATAATCAAAACCGTCTAAGATGCACACTTTCTGCTCTTGAAATTTTCCGGTTACATAGAAAGTGCATACTTGCCCAACCACTTCGGTAAACAATGCAGGTATTGCAGCTTTAGGGACAGTCTTGGCATGTATATTATAAGCACGAAGTTCCTGATGAATTGACCCTTGTTTTTTGGCAGATGTGAAACCCGCCGGTATTTTTGGCTGTATGTGAGTCATATAATCGTGTACGGCTCTAAATTTAACATTAGTCTCTTCATCAAATATGGGGTGCTCGGCGTCTGACTTTGACACTAGAAGTTTGCCCGTATCCTCAACGGACTGTCTCATCCTGTCAGCACCTGTGACATCAACATCTAAACCCACATCATAAGGGTGATAATCTACAGGTTCAATATCGATACGAGTTTGTATCTGCTTATACATTTTATCTATAAAAGGTATTAGGGCTTCCCACGCCGGCGCAGCGCGATCTTCAAAAACAGGAGCTTTCATATAGGCCTCTGTGACAAGGTTCGCATACAAGTCCCAGCCCCTTGGGCCTGGCTTTAGCGCGAGCTTCTCTTTTATAAATCCTCTCCAGTTTTCCATTATTAATTTCATTTTTGTTGTATCCTATGGGTCAAAAAGAACAAAACGAGGTGTTCTTGTTGGGTCCATTATTCTTTTCTTATCGTGAGCCGCACCGTGCCTAAAGGTTGATGTTTCTAACACACCCATATTTCCTGAGTGTAAATCTAACACATATGACTCGCCATATTCATCATACACTGATTTAATTGTATCGATTAGTGACCCCAGTTCTCTTAAAGTAAGTTGTGCTTTTTCGGCTTGTTTTTTTATTGATTGCATGTGTATCTTGCGTTTATTTTCATAATCCTGACGATCTTCTTCATCGTCGTGCAGGTAGCCATCCCCATCAGTTTCCATATCCTCAAATTCAATCAGATATTCAACTATCAGTGTCATGAGCCCAGTTGGATCTTCTCTACCAGTCATTTCCGCATAATGGTCCAGTGGAACCAATTTGGCCATTTCAACCCAATATAAACCATCGTCTGTTTTGCCGTAATCGTACACTGGGAGTGTGTGAAGCTTGCCTTTTTTTGTGAAAAGTTTTTCCTTTGATGAGGAATAAAAATTCATTTCCCCCTCTACGTTGCCATAACTTAAGTACCCTCTACGAAAAAGTTTTAATGCATGCCCGTTATCGAGTTCAAATACCACTCCCTGTGTCCCTACGCCGAGAAGTCTTACCACCTTGTTGTTGGACATTGGTTCTATCTTGCTTATTACTTCTTCTAGCTCTTCTGTCTGGTCCACATTGTTGTAATCCCATTCTAGTGAGAATTTTAGATATACTTCACTCCAGTCGCGCCAATTCCCAGCTTTAGCTAACTGTTCTATTCTTTTTGCATTCCACATCGCGGTAGAGTCTGCGTTTTTATTATTTTCAGTAAAGGTCTTCCATTCTTTTAATAACAAACTCATATACCACACTCCACAAACAAATATCCAATTTAATTAGTTTGTTTTACAAGACAAAGAACTAATTATTATACATTATGAGGTATTTACTCTATGCCAAGAAATTTTAAACGATGTTCAGCCGATGTGGAAAATGATGGCCAAATTAGTAAATCTGCTACATCGGGCGATTGGGTGGATATAGTTGGTGATGCGAGCATTGATGGCAGCAATACTTCGGACGGGCCAGACACCGAGACGATATCGCTGATCACCCGCAAAACCCACTCGGGGTGGATTAATGGCCGAGGGTTTTTATTTTTTGATCTTGATATGGATCCAAAAGTTTCAACTAATTTTGTTGTTAGACACGCTTTTGTACGCATAAGGACAGTAGCAAGTAACGCTGGCGACGACGGGGACATAGGAAGAACCTTAAAGCCTTTCTTAGCAAATGTAGATCGCCAAGCTGATGATTCTCTTGTTGTCGGGGATTATGACGCAGTAAATCTTAACATTGCCAGCGTAACCGAAACCGTATTGGGTGATAATGGCTCCGTCGCGGACGTTGTTATAGACGGAAATTTAAGAACAGTTCTGCAAAATCGTTTACGTAGAGCAGCCGGTGGTGATACAGGGGCTACAGGCCACATTGGTATCGCACTATTGCCAAAATTAGATTATGATCATGCCAATCAGGACGACCCTACTGGGCTTAACCGAGTAAGACTGGCTGCAACAGCGCATTCTTCAGCCCAAAACCCCGAGTTATTTATTATTGGGTTTGAGCGAAAGCCCGGTATAAGAGTCAAAAGAAAAGCAGGGGGCGGTGGATTTGGTGAAACCAATGTTCCTTCAACCTCTATGTCAGGATTTGCGGGTGAGAGGTAAAATTATGAAAGGAAAAAATAAATGGGTAGATTACATTCAGGGCGGTCGGAAGGTGGTACCGGCAACTTTACTTACACCTTAGACGGGGGGCGGCGAGATGCTTGGAGAACTGTAGTTAGTAGTACTACCTGCGACTCGTCAAGGAGTGGGCTTATTATAAAGGCCAATGTTAATCGTGATGGGTCTTTTTCATGCGCTAGGGCCTATCTTAATTTTGATCTTACCAGTCTTGATATTCCTCAGCAGGGGTTCCGCTTAGAAGATGCAGAATTGTCTCTATTTCCTAGTTCGATTATAGCCGCTGATCGGGGAGGCGATGAAATTATGCTTTTTGCTGATACAAAAGCGATTACAACCACCGGCACGGGTGATCGTCGTGAATTCAATGACTGGGGTCAGATAGGAAATCCTGGGGCTGTAGCACTAAGGGCTAGTAGAGTAAACAAAATTAAAATTCAGGGCAGGTTAAGAGAGCATTTGCATGAGGTAATAAGGGAAAAGGGTCATTTTAATATATTTTTGTTATCAAAATTAGATGTTGATGGTACAACGCCGTCATCAAGAAGTAACGAGATTGCAATTATAGCCCCAGGGTCACTTCTTGGTAGTCCATCTTTAAAGATTTCATATTCTTTAGTGGAAGGACAAAGAATGAAAAGAAAGGCTGGAGGGGGCGGTTTTGGTGAACTCCACCTAAATAGTACAGGGTTATCAGGATTTTCGGGAGATAAATAATGATTAAAATTAAATTAATTAAAGAAGTAAGAGATGCTGAGGAGATAGACGACTTCCAACAGCGAGTTCAGGCTGTTATGAGCACCTGGGACGACACCCCGGAGGGGAAGAAGCATAAGCTAGATTTAGAGCGAGCACTCGCATCAAGTGATGATATGCAAGAGTTGTTTCATAAGAAAAAGAAACCATCCGAAGAGCCAGCCCCAGAACAAGAACCTGGTGAGTTAATCGGTGTGGGGACCTCCATAGATAAATCAGTGGCAATGAAGAAGGCTCTTTCTAATGCAAGGAGTAGGGGCCACGACATAGATGATCTACAGAAGACTGGCCGGTATAGGGAAGAATTGCTTCAAAACTCAGAAACTATGAAATATACTTTTCAAATTTTTAAAACAGGTGTATAATAAGAAAATGCAAAACAAAGAATTAAATTCATGGAAAAACTTTATACATACCCCACACGAACATCACTCTGATTCGTGTGGGGTATGTAACGGTCATGATATGCCAAGATTTTTATTTGAAAATTTAAAAAATTCTTTGACCACTTTATGTGAAAATGAATTTTACGATATTGAGTCCCAAACTAATAGAATACTTCTTCGAAGGGGTGTTTTATTAAATGAGGCTACCTATTCTGACGTTCGTAGTGTTACAAACCCTGTGATTGTGGGCCGAGGAGCACCGTCGCCGTCTAATAACGACCCATATGATCAAGAAATAGAAAACCCAGATAGATCCCCCAGGATAAGGCTAGTGTATGCTCGACCTGATCAAGGCTTGTGGAAATTTAATGTGCCGGGATGTAGAGCACAGGGCGATAAAAAATGTCCACCAAACTCTAAAAGCTCGTATATAACAACTTTAAAAGGCTTAAAAAGAGGCAATCTAAGAGATATTAACAGGGCGGACATACAAGTCTCATGTACCTGTCCATTTTTTAAGTGGGGTGGACCCGAATACAACGCAAAGGCTGGGAATTATCAGTACCAGACCCCCGCAGGCACAGCATCCGACCCAGTGGTCAGAGACCCCAATAGAATTAACAAGGTGTGTAAGCATGTAATAGCTGTTTTTGGCATTCTTGATAAATTTCCATTTTATATGGAATACAAGTAATTAATTACTATTTAATATATTAGAAGGAAGAATATTATGATACTCACCGAAGAAAATTTGCGTAGTTTGATATCAAGCGAAATTAGAAATCAGATTATAATTGAAAATATGAGAAGCAATATAACCAAAGAAGATAGGATTTTGGTTTCTTTGTTATCAGAATCTAGTAGTATAGAGGATTTTACTGATCGTTTGTCACTTATGAATGAATCTCTTAGTTCAACCATTGCAGGCCTTCTTGGTATGACAGCAGGTGGCCCAGGGCGCACATACGAGGGTGTCTTAAATGGTTTAAAACGTTGGTTTTTTGGTAAGCTTGTCGGCATGTTGGGTATAAAAAATCCGGATGTTAGGGCGGCTGTTGCTGCTTTCGTAGCAGAAATAGAATTTCGTGAACTTTTACAAATTTGGAGAGGTGAGGAATCTGCTTGTCAAGAAATTGCAGAAGCCATTGCACAGGCCTCTGTATTCTTAGCCGCAAAAACTCTACCTACACAGCTTGGGGCCGATAAAAATACCTCATGGGGCGTGATTATGATTGACCAGTTTAGTGAAGCTGTCAAAAGTGCTCGTGTTGTGGAGGCTCTTGCGAATGAACTTAGAGAAACTATTTGTAATGCTGTAGCAGAACTTTTTCCGAAAGGAAGCAAACTTAGAAGGTTTTTTAGCCCCGAGGTAGGCGGCGCTGCTGCGGCAACTGCTGCGGCTGCGGTGGGTAATGAGCCAGAGGCCCCTCCAGAGCCTGAGCCTGAGCCTGAAAGTGCGCCCGAAGAGTCTCCTGAAGATGAGGACGACCAAAAAAAAAACTAACTAAACAGCAGCTTTACCAAAAAGTTTTGGAAAAGGCTGAAGAACAAGGTATTGATAAGAATAAAGTCTACTCTTCTAGTAATAGCAAGTTTACTAGTGCTAATATGGAGAAGATGATCGCTGGGGAGATGGATATTCCGGTCAAAAAAACAAAAGACAAGGTTAAAAAGAAAGATCCTCAAGAAAAACAACCCAAAAAGGTTGCGAAAAGCGAAAAAGAGAAGATAGAAGATGTCGAAGACACTGTTGGTGATATAGAAAAAGAACTCGACACGATAGAAGACCCAGAAACGACGAGCGTAAAGGGTGTTGAAACTGAAGCTGTCAGAAGATTCAAGAAGAATTTTGTAAAGTCAGGGTCCGGTCTGACTAAAGACCTTCGTTACGGCGCGGGCGAACTAAATGAAACCAGACTTTTTAGTAAATATCCAGCTTCTCCGGCTGTTGCCGCTAAGAGAAGCATAAAAAAATTAGAAAATTTATCCAAAGAGGCAAACATTTCTTTAGATGGTGTCAATTTAGCGCCTGATTTTAAAGACCAATTTGATGTGCAAGATACAATTCTCACAATCGCAGAAAAAATAGTGGAGATATAATAAAATGAAGACAATTGATAAAATTGATAAGCTTATTGAACAAGAAATAAAAGAAATATATGACACAATGGCCTACCATGGAGATAAACACACGTTAGCCATGCAGCCATACCTTCATACTATGGATAAAATTATAAATCTAGTACAGGGTTTGTCTGATGGTATAGCAAGCGACTTAAATTCTGGGGCTGTTGATGTCATTGTCCTTAAGAGAACAATATTCGATCTCATGGATGACCTAATAAGGGCTGTTTCATATGAAAAAGCTAAACTTGAGAGACAACTAATAGACGCAAGGGATGATGAAGACTGATAACACCGTTTTTGGTCACGAATATCAACATTTGTTTAGCGTTGGTGATTTAGTTTCATGGAGCGCGTTGGGTAAAGGTGAAAATATTGGTCTAATAGTGAGAATTTTTAAAAAAAAGATGGGTAATCGCGACGTTTTAGTGGCAAAAGTCAATTCTTTGGCCGACAAACAGCACTATGAATTTTTGTTATCTTCACTTTCTGTTGTTTCTAGTGTAAAAAACCTAGAGGTATTCTGATATTACCAGACTATTTATAGTGTATTCTTTGTAGGTGTCACAAGTGAGATTTAATATAATCAACAAGTCGGATCAAAATTTTGTTAAGTTAAAGCCTCTTATTAATGATTTTTTACCATTCGCAAAGAAAAGAATAGGTTTTAATAGGCCTCCGACCATACATTTTTCTTCGGATAAGGAAAATGCGTATAAATTACTTGGAAAAACGGCTCATTACGACCCACAAACAGAAATTATAGTTGTTTATGTGGATAATCGACACCCTAAAGATGTTTTGAGGTCATTATCTCATGAATTAGTACATCACATGCAGAACTGCAAAGGTCAATTTGATTTTAGCGGTGGTTTAGGCGGCGATCAGTATGCTCAAAAGGATCCGCACTTAAGAAAGATGGAGAAAGAGGCTTATTTATTAGGAAATATGTGTTTTCGGGATTGGGAGGATGATTATAAGAAAAGATATAAAGATAATTATCAAATGTATGTCACCTCCGAGTCTATTATCAAGGAAATAGAAAATCAACAGTATGAAGTCGAATCTGGGGACACTTTATCAAGTATATCCGGTAAATTTTATGGAAATGTCCACAAGTGGCCGCTAATCTATAAGAATAATAAAAGTAAAATTGGAAATAAGCCTGATATGATCGACGTAGGTCTCAATCTAAGTATACCTCCTGTAGAACAATGGGAAAAAATGTCCGAGTCAGAAAAAAACAGGATATACTCCAAAAGTCGTTTCTATAAGAAATTTGATGGCACATGGCAGCCAGTATCTGGTGACATGGCGTTCCGTGGGCCCGAAAGTGTCGAGGATCTAGGCTCTGAGCTGTCTTTGGACTCTAATATACTCACTAGTACGGGGAATCCTTCACGGGACGCGGTGGCGGAGTTGGCCATTTGGGGAGGTAGGAAGGAGGATGACCCAGAATTAGCTGAGCGTTTAGCGGCTATGTGGAGGTGGTGTGGGTGGAATCAAGTAACGCCAGAGAATGCAAATAGTTTTAGTTCTCGAACACCATGGAGCGCAGTGGCCATATCTTGGTGTTTCCGATCCGACAATGATTTCCCCAGGAGTGCTAGTCATACAGATTATATGATTCGTGCTAGAAAAAATAGAAGAAGTGGGGCCAACGGGTACCAGTTATTCACCCCAGAAGAGCTAAATTATAGTTATGAGCCAAACGATATTGTTTGTTATATTCCATCTAATTACGGAAAATACCATTGTGACATATACATTGGTAATAATGAAGTTTGTGGGGGCAATTTATCAGATACATTTGCAAAAAATAAAATAAGTGCCAAGGGTAGAAATAATCCCGGTCTTATAAATGGCAATCGCATAAGATATATTATCAGAAAGACCACATCTTCCATAAAAGAATGGAAGAATCAAGAGGTTAAACGTCTTTTGATGGAAAAATTTAATATAGGCAATAAAGAAAACTAAATTCTATTTAATAATACACGCTATACGAGGAAATATTGCAATGAAAATTCATGAATGGAAAAACAAGGAAATTAATAGGCTTCTCATGGAGAAGTTTGCCCTCTCTGAAGCTCATTGCGGGACAAGCAGAGATATCGACGAAGATCATTGTTTTGAAGAGGATATTGAAGAGGGTGTCGGCTCAGAGCTTGGCCATATTGCTCTTGACGTGGTTGGGATTGTCCCTGAATTAGGGGAGGCGGCAGATATTGCCAATGCTATTTGGTATGTTCAAGAGGCCGAAAGGCTCAGAGCGGAGGGGGATGGCTACGAGGCAACTTTTGCTTATTTGTTTGCGCTTCTTAGTGCCGCTTCCTTGGCGGGTGCCGTTGCGCCATTTATTGGTGATTTAATCCCAAAAGCGGGTAAATATGCTGCTCAAGTAGCTAGATTAACGGGATATGTAGCAAAAGGTGGCAAAGAAGCTAATAAATTAAGAGCCACTCTCCAAGCAAAAAAACCACTTATAGATTCCACAGTTAAACAATTAGCTAGTAAGGATTCTCGTTTTACAGAGGCAGTCCCCTATATGATGGGAGCGTTAGGTCTGTTCACGTCTGGCAAGGAGCCCACCAAGGGTGATGATGTTGAGAGTTTAGAACAAGCAGCGTCGGAGTACGCCCCAGAAGCAGCACAGCCTGCTGATGATGGCGGGACGGTTGTGAATTTAGGAAGCGAAGAGGAAAAAGACAAAACCATGTCCGAACTTAAAGCTTATATAGAAACAATTGTTAACAACGGGTAAATAAATATGATTGATTTAAACAAAATGACTAGGCAGTTTCTTTTGGGGGAGGAGAAAAAAACACCCTCCACAATGGCGTATATTCAATCCTTGGGAGAGGCTCTGAGTAAACTCCGGCCTGGGTCTCAGAGAGACAAAAACATGGTCGAGGTTGCTAAGTCACACTTGAGAGAAATTAGGAAAAAACATAGAAAGCTCCAAGAAAGAGTGACTGTTTTAGAAGAAAAGCTAAACGTTCTTGAAGAGATGTCCACCATGGCAGGTGGGGCCGTGGCAATATCACCGGCACGACCAGCTAAAAAGAGGAAAAATAAAAATGCCGATAAATAGGTTTGAATTATTAGAAGAAATAAGATTTAGAAAAGCTGTCCAGCACAGCATCTTAAAATCTATTCGTGAGCGAAAAATTAACGAAAACATCCTGCGAAGATATATCAGGGGACGCATCAATGAAGCTATAGCGATTGGCGGTAGCCCAACCGCACCTTATGATATAACGGCTGTAAATTTTCTTAAAGACCTATTAAAAAAAATTGTTCCTAGTGTGGAAGAGGATTATAAAGAATTAACGACATCACAAGACCAAAGAGTGTCTTTTAGAAAGCATATATTAAATGCAATAGAAAATTTAATAAGAACCCTCGACGCAGATCCTGATTCTGTCCTTTCGGATAAAAAAGGTTTAAGTGAAGATATCGATTTAAATATTGGGGACGAGGACACCCCAGGATTTATTGATATATACGACGATGACGAACCTGCTGAAGACGATGAGCTACCACCAGAGGAAGAATTTGCTCTTGGATTGGATGATAGTGAATTAGATAAAACCGGTCGTAATGCTGCTTATACAACTTTTCAACAAATTAAAAATCAAATTGAAAATGAATACTCTAAACTTGATGCAGACAGTAAAGTTGCAGCCATGGATAATCAATCAGAGAGACAAGTATTTAAAGATTTTCTTTTACTAAACTTTAAGTTATATTTTGATCGTTTTGAAGAAGAGCTATCACCGGCCCCCGAGGAAGAACCAGAGACTCCTGCCGAATATTCCACACCTGGCGAAAAAGCGGAGTTGGACAATGTGCCGGGAGTCGAGGAACTCCCAGAAATATAGGAGGCGGCAATGGCTTTAGACTATCACTCATATTTTTCTGTTTTCACAAAATCGGCCTCCACGGCTGGAACCGGTGAAAAAAATATTTTTGATCAGGATAATCATAGTTCTTATGATTTTGATCAAGTTGGGAGTCCTGATATATCCTATGATAGTAGCACTGGAGAAATAACCTTCCACGGTGAGGGCGACTACTTTCTTGTTTTTGCTGCAAACTGTGGTGTAGGTGCTGATGATAAAACCGCCGCATTGCGTATAAAACAAAATGGCACAAATATCGTTGAACACGAGCCACTCTTATTGCTAGACGACTTTGAACCTGAGCAGTGTATCATACATATCATAGCAACAATAGAGGCTGGCGATATTATCACATGTACACATGAGGGCTCCGACGCTACTAGTTTTACGGCGTTAGGGTGTTATTTTACCGCTTTAAAGACAAAAGGCCATTATTCTAGCGCAATTTATACTACAAAAGCTGATGTTCAAGACACTCTTGATAATTATGCTTTATTTCACACATCTGGCGGAAGCAACGAAGGTGGCGTGGTTGCCTCAAAAGTAAATGGCGTTGTTTATGACAATACAAACGGGCGGTTCAGTCCTTCCGCTACAAGGAAGTTTTTATATTTTTCAACAATGATTCATGAAGGAGATGAGGCCACGATATTTGATCTCCAGCATAAATTAACAATTGATGGCTCATCTATCGATGACTTAACCGCTGGTTCCACTGTGGCGAGAACTCCGGTATGCAGCACATATTCATTGATAGCCGAAGTCGAAGATGATGAGTACGCCACTGTTCAGCGCGACCAATCCTCCTCCACTGCTCGGGAGTTTGAGCTTGAGGCAGGAACGTCTTTTTCTTTTATTGATATATCAAATAACGGTGTAGACCCAAGGGCTTTTTTCTGTGGATCTGTGCAGACCGATAGTACTGTATTGGCGACAGATTCTGGGGATAAAGCTATCTTTGATGAGGATAACTATAGCAGTCTTAATTTGACAGATCGAGTCACAGCTACAGGTGTAACCCATACCGCTGCTGACGGTTCATTAACGGTTGACAGCGCTGGAGATTACCTGGTGACTCTTGTTTTGGGCAGTACGGCGGCTGGGACCGGTGCTGCTAATTCATTGAGTGATTTAAAAATTACCATAAATGGTTCTACACATTTTACACATCAACACTGGAAGGATTCCGCTCAAGATACGCAGTCAAATTGCATATGTTTAATTCTAAGGTTAAAAGCTGGAGACGCTATAAACTTTATTGTTAATAATTATGGTGCTAAAGTGGATGATGGATCTTCTGTTAGTATGATTATGGTTAGTGACGTTGGAGGATCCAAGGATCTGTTTCCACAGAAATTGTCTGACGACCTTGTGGGAGATGATTATGTGATTAAAAACTACTCCCCAGCAACTACTGGGAGGCAGCATGATCACTTGGGCACAGCAGTCCCCCAGCTTTCTCTGGGTGTTCCTGGACCTCTGAATCTAAGAAGGCGGGGAGATCTAGCCGAGCCTTATACTAGCAACAGAGGAAAGAGCAAGAAGTGAATAATAACAGAAGGTCAACCACCAAACATTATAATGTTTCTAAAACCCTCAGAAAAGAGAACAAATCTGACGATAGATTAGAAATGATGCTGAGTAACCTATCGTTGGAAGAGATAATAGCTTTAAAATTAGAGATATCATCACGATCTGTTGGTAACAGGTTGTATGGTTTGCCCATTTGGCACAGCTTAAACCATATCATAAAAGAGTCAGTGCTAAAATACGCTGTGTCTGCCACTAAAACAAAGGGTGAAGCTATGAGATTTTTGGGACTTAAGCCTGTTGATTTCGGAAAATTGATGAAAAAATATGACATTGAATCATTTTTTACAAAAAAACAGCCTTGACAGACTTGACATATAGAGCTATTTTCTTGAAGGGGGGAGGATGACAAGAAAAGAAGCTTTAATAAAATCACTAATTTGGAGATTTACTATAGCTATTCCAATTAGTTTTTTTATAACATATTGGTATATTGGTCAATATCTAAAATCAATAGAATTGGTTATTATTCTTAATATTATATCAACTATTTTATATTTTATATTTGATTTATTTTGGTTTAAAAACATAAGAAAATACTTCAATAAATAAATTGCTTTTGAATATACCACAGGCTACTTAGATGACTAACCTAAGGGAGGGTTTAGATATGAATTTTATCAATAATGAAGAAGGTGCTACAGCCATCGAGTACGGCATGATTTCCAGTGTTATGTTTGGTCTTATTATGACTGCGTGGGGTGGTGTATATTTTAAAATTGCTGATGCTTTTGGTGTGGTTGTTACAACATTGAGCATGGCTTAGTTACGGGGACGTTCAGGATTCGACGGGGGAATAGAAGAGGATAGTGCAGGCAGTCGTGAGACTTTAAAATCAAACCATTTGATAATTGCCAATAACAATAATCACTTCGAACTTGCCTTAGCGGCATAATCGCGGGGTTTCTTAGGACCTTGATACCCAACCTAAGATAACAGGTTGATTCCTGCGAAAATAAAAAAATCACAATGGTTACCCCACTTACAGTGGGTGGACTTCTGAGGCTACATAGGAAGCGGGTTTTTTGTAGCAGCCCCTCTGGTTGGGTTAATCAGACAAGCCTGTGAATGACTTGAATTGAAAATTGTTCCGGACGCGGGTTCAACTCCCGCCGTCTCCATTTTTTAATAAACGGAGTTTATATGGCAAAGCCATCGAGTGTAGAAAAAGTAACTGGTGTGAGACACTACACAGATAGTCTTTTTTCATTTAAGATCACACGCCCCGAGACACTTCGATTCAAACCAGGTCAGTTTATCATGCTTGGGCTTGAGGTAAATAATGAACCTCTTATGAGGGCCTACTCCATAGCTAGCGGCCCTTTTGACGAAGAGTTGGAGTTCTACTCCATTAAAATACCAGACGGCCCCCTAACGTCAAAATTACAGCATATAAAAGTAAATGATAATATATTGTTGGGCGCTAAAGCAGTGGGCAATCTCACACCTTGGGATATTCTTCCTGGAAAACGTTTGTTCTTGTTTTCTACAGGCACCGGAATAGCTCCTTTTGCTAGCATTTTGAGAGACCCAGACACATACGAAGGGTTTGACCAAATAGTATTGACACACACATGTCGACAATTGGAGGACTTAGCCTATGGAACAGATCTAATGAAGTTAATACATCGAGATCCTTTATGTGGCGAACATGCGTTAACTAAACTGGTGTGCTATCAAACTACAACACAAGAAAAGGATTTATCCGAGAAAGTAAAATACGGTCGAATAACAGAATTGATTAAAAATAAAAAATTATTTAATGATTTAAACATACCACTCTTAAACCCTGATTCCGACCGGGTGATGATATGTGGTTCATTGCCCGTGGTTAAGGATATTGGTGATATATTAGCCGAATACAATATGAGTCACAGTTCTGGAAGACAACTCAAAGAATATGCTTATGAAAGAGCGTTTGTTGGTTAGTTGGTTGTTTTTTTCTGCTCAATGTGTTACGGTGACCAGAACCAGGGGGATTCTTTGTCAACCAGCAGTTATAACGAGCCAGCGAGGAAAGCTAGGCGTGAACAAATAAAAAGAAAGATGATGGAATTTTATAAAAGTCACCCGTGTGTTGATTGTGGAGAATCAGACCCGAGAGTGCTTGATTTTGACCATTTAAATAATAAAAAATATAATGTCAGTTCCTTGCTCAGAAAGGAATATAGCTGGGATAGTATTCTAGAAGAAGCGGCCAAATGTGAGGTCAGGTGTGCCAACTGCCATCGAATAAAAACTGCCCGCGACCAAAAACACTACACACACCTTTTGTTGAAAGAATATAACGATTCTTAATAGGAGAACTAATTAATATTAGTGAGTGTGATATGATTAAAAAATTAATCATTTTTATTAGAAAACAATCTGTATTTTTATCTGGAGTGGCGTTCGGTGCAGCCACATCCGCATTTGTCTTAACTCTTTTTGCATTAATCACAGAAACCGAGTTGCTTGATGTAGCCGAAGTTCTTGATCTATTGGATTGCTATGAAGAGAGGATTGATGGAAAAAAATAATATTTTTGTCGGTAGAGTCTTGACAAATATACACAAGCGTGGTATATATAAGACTCTTGGCAAAGAAATAACTTTTTATAAAGAACCCCCCCGACCGCAGGGAGGCACAAGGTCTTTAAACACAGGTGCCTCACTTTTTTTAAGGAATAAGTTTTAATGGCCAAGAAAAACTACATTCTAGACACAAGCGTATGTTTAACGGATGCAAATTGCATCTTTAATTACGGCAACAATGATATAATATTGCCACTTAAAGTTCTAGAAGAAATAGACAAACATAAGAAGAGACAGGATAGCGCCGGCGCAAATGCCAGAAAAATTATTCGGGAGCTAGATGATCTTCGTTCAAAAGGGGCTTTACAAAATGGTGTTCGTATTGCCAAAGGTAAGGGTGTTTTAAGTATAGCAAAGCACTCTGCGAACAAATTACCTGGGGATCTAGACCCGAGTGTAGCGGATCATATGATAATATCTACAGCCCTGAGCGAGGAGCTAGCCTCCAGTAATAGGAAAACGATCTTAGTCAGCCGCGATATTAATATGAGGGTCATATGTGATTCTATAGGTGTTTCAAGTGAAGACTACACCGAGAACCAGGCGATTAAAAAGGAATCTGATTTATATTCTGGGTTGGCTACCTGTCTGGTCGATGATCAGACGATAGACCTATTTTATAATGACGGGCCAGTCACCCTAGATAAGGAGGACCACCCAGGCCTCTGCCCGAACCAATTTGTTATGCTCGTGTCCAGTTCCAACGATAAGAAAACAGCACTGTCAAGATTTGAAGGTTATAATTCTAGCTTAACCAAAGTAAACGAACAAAAAGATGGTGTATGGGGTGTTAAGGCAAGGAATAAGGAGCAGATGTTTGCGTTGGATCTCCTTATGGACCCGGATGTTCAGGTTGTGTCTCTTATTGGAAAAGCAGGCTCGGGCAAAACTTTAATTGCTATAGCTGCTGGCCTGGAGCAGGTGTTACTAAACAGGAATATTAAGGAAAAAATTAAAAACAATAAAGGGTTTGGCAGCCCTTATAAACGTCTTGTTGTGTCTAGACCCGTGATGCCAATGGGCAGGGATATAGGATTCTTGCCGGGCACCATGCAAGAGAAAATGGCACCTTGGCTAGCTCCGGTGCAAGATAACCTAAAATTTCTAACCGGCGATGATCAAGTTACACTAGATGATTATATGGAACGCGGGTTAATTGAGATTGAAGCATTGACGTATATAAGAGGAAGATCAATAGCAAATGCATATATTGTTGTAGATGAGGCTCAAAATCTTACTCCCCACGAAGTAAAAACAATTCTTACTCGTGTTGGTGAAGGGACAAAAATTGTGCTCACCGGAGATATTGAGCAGATAGATAATATTTATGTTAATGAGATGTCTTCTGGCTTAACACACGCTGTTGAGAAAATGAAAAACCATGGCCTTTCAGGCCATGTCACCCTTAAGAAGGGTGAAAGATCACAAGTTGCGAGTCTCGCAGCTAAAATTTTATGAGGTGAAATATGGATTTAGGAAAAAGCCCTGTATTGGAGCAGAGTGTAGAGAAAGATAATGATTTAAAAAACTTTCTTATAAATCATGCTGGGGATATGCTTGAGCCAAAAGATAATAATGTTACCGTTGAAATGGTAATTGAGGCGGTCGCTAAAGACTTCCCGGAACTCGTTATGGCAGTGGCCGAGGAAAATTGGGTTCGAGGATATCATCAGGCTCTTGTAGATGTAGAGGAAGGCGAAAAGGCCTTCCAGAAAATGAAGAATCAGGAAGATGAGTGACCAACTTATAAATTATTTAAATGAATCTCTTGGTTCAAAAAATATTTCTAAGGGGAGTTTTATAAAAGTCTCCGGAATAGAGGTTTATGTTGCAGATGAGAAAGCTCAAAATGTTGATATTTACACCATATTGGACACTGTTAGTTCCCTAATCCCCTATTATTTAATGTCTGAGTTTGACTATGTCTCAATCGGACATATACCGGAATTTGAAGAAAGACAAATAAATGCTCTGACCAAAGACGGTGTAATATACATTACGAGTGATCAAGACGATGTCGAAGACGCAGTGGACGATATAATTCATGAAATAGCTCATACGTTGGAGGGAAAGTATGGCTATGAAATATATGCTGACGGCAACTTAGAAAGGGAATTCTTGTCCAAGCGCGAAGCCTTATACAATATACTCACTAGTCATGGGATTCAATGTGACAGGCATTTATTTGCAAATCCAGAGTACTCTAAGGAATTTGATAATTTCTTATACGAAGATATTGGATACCCGAGACTAGTTAATTTGTCCATGGGTTTATTTATGACACCCTATGGGATTACATCAATTAGAGAATATTGGGCAGAAGGTTTTGAGAACTATTTCTTAGAACAGAAAGCGATACTTAAAAAATTCTGCCCTATTGTATTCACTAAAATAGAGGAAATAGCGCAAAATGATTAATTATAAAAGATTTGATATAGAGCACGATGAAGAAAAAATAATTTTAGACGTAGAACTGGCTGTCCGTCACAAGGGCGAAAAGGTAACCATTTGTGATACTAGTGATATTTTGAATGAATTAAAGAAGAGAGATGTTAAAGTAGGTGAGTGTGTAGAGCGTCCTGATATTGTTTCTGACAGAAAGGCAAACAGAATACGCGGTCGGTGGATTTTTAATTTGCCAACGCAGCAAAAACGAGTTACACCACAGAAGGCACCACGGAAAAGTGCCAAAACCAACAAAAAATAATTGGGGGGTTTTTGCCACATATTTCTTTTTCAGAATTAAAAAACTGGGCCGAATGCCCGTGGAGGCATAAGCTTATTTACCTTGATAAGCTAGACTCCAGAACTGGTAATGAGTATTCTGCATTTGGCACTGCTGTTCACGATACGGCAGAGAATATTCTACAGAATAACGAGCAGGTCACAGCGGATCCGTATGCGTATTTTCACTTAAGATTTAATGAAGAATTAAAAGATAACTCGATTGATTTGGATAGTTCCTTAGCGGAAGAAATGAGGCAACAAGTAAATGGAGTTTTTGAATCGGTGATTCCTGCGCTAGATGCTTATTTCAAAGACAAAGATGGTTGGTCGTTGGTTGACACGGAATTTGCATTAATGCACCCAATCCTAGAAACAGAAATTGAGGACTACAACTTTAAAGGATATATTGATCTTATCCTTAAAGATGGAAAAGGCCATTACCACGTCATAGATTGGAAAACTTGCACTTGGGGGTGGAATGCTCGTAAGAAAAATAATACGCTCCTCACTAGGCAGTTGGTATATTATAAATATTTTTATGCCAAACACCTCGGTATAGACACTAGGTGTGTATCAACACACTTTGGTTTGATAAAGAGAACAGCTAAAAAAGATAGGATCGAGTTGTTCAGGGTAACTAGCGGAGAAAGAAAAACAAAAAATTCACTTGACTTTTTAGATCAAGCGTTGTATAATATACAAAATGGAGTGTCTATAAAAAATAGACTGTCTTGCCTGTATTGTCCGTTCAAAAATACAGAGCATTGTACATGAGGAAACAATGGATAAAAAAATAAAGGTCTTAGTCATTGCGGACCACCCCCTATCGCCTTCCGGTGTGGGGACACAAACTAAATATATGATAGAGGCGCTACTAAAAACAGGAAAATTTTCCTTTCGGTGTTTAGGAGGCGCGGTTAAACACGATAATTATCAACCTGTTCATGTTGACCCGTATGGGCAAGATTTTGTTATCTTCCCAGTTGATGGTTATGGAAATCAAGAAATCGTTCGCTCTGTTATCTGGAACGAAAAACCAGACATTTTATGGTTTATGACGGATCCTAGATTTTTCCCTTGGTTATGGGAAATGGATAATGAGATTAGAAAAAATGTCCCAATGGTATACTACCATGTATGGGATAATTACCCAGCACCGCACTTTAACAGGCAATTTTATCTATCCAACGATGTGATTGTATCCATATCAAAGGTCACAAATAATATTGTCAAAGAAGTGGCCCCGGAGGTAGATCTTCATCACATCCCTCATGCCGTTAATGAAGATTTCTTTCATCAAATCCCTAAAAAAGAGATTGATGAATTTAAAAAAGAACATAATATGGGGGATGAATTTATATTTTTCTGGAACAACCGCAACGCAAGAAGAAAATTATCTGGAACGGTACTTTGGTGGTTTGATGAATTTGCCAAAGAGGTTGGTGAAGACAAAGTAAAACTCATTATGCACACAGACCCTAGAGACCAGCATGGGCAAGATTTACCACAATTAATTAATGTGTTAAATTCGAAAAGCATATTGATCTCGTCGCAAAAATTAGCGCCCGAACACTTGGGTAGACTTTATAATGCGGCTGAATGTACTATTAATATTTCTGACGCTGAGGGCTTTGGTTTGGCCACACTAGAGTCTCTTAGTTGTGGTACCCCAATCATTGTTAATATGACTGGTGGCTTACAAGAGCAGGTCACTGACGGCGAAAAGTGGTTTGGAATTGGGATAGAGCCAGCTTCGAAGGTGGTTATAGGCTCACAACAGGTTCCGTATATAAACGAGGATCGAGTTGGTAAAAAAGATTTCTTGGACGCTCTTCATAAAATGTACAAAATGAGCAAGAAAGAGAGAAATAAGCTTTCTAAACTGGGCAAAGAACACATAAAAGCAAATTATAGTTTTGATGATTTCGAAAAGAGGTGGACGGATCTAATGTTGAATGTACATGAAAAATATGGTTCCTGGGCAAACCGAAAACATTACAGTGCTTGGGACTGTTTGGAGATGAAATGAAAAAAAAGGTATTAGTCAGGGGTCCGGTCCTTTCACAAACCGGTTATGGAGTCCAAGCTAGATTTGCTCTACGTTCTCTTCGTCACTTCGAAGACTCCAGGTTTGATGTGTATATAATCCCTGTTGGGTGGGGTCGTAGCAATTGGATTAGTGATGACACTGAGGAAAGAAGGTGGATAGACGAGAGGATTAAGGCGACAGGGATCTATGCATCACAAGGCGGTCAATTTGATATTTCCTTACAGATAACTATTCCACAAGAATGGGAACAAATGGCTCCGATAAATATTGGCTATACAGCAGGAGTGGAAACTACAAGGGTTTCGCCTTTATGGCTAGAAAAGTGCAATATGATGGACCGAATTATAGCAATATCAAACCATACAAAGTGGGGATTTGAAAATTCGTCATACACAGGTACAAACCCTAACACAAACATGCCTGTGGAACTTAAGTTGGAAACACCGATAGATGTTGTAAACTACCCAACGCGGACATATGAGCCCGCCGATCTTGATATTGATTTTGAGTACGACTTTAATTATCTTGTAGTTGCTCAATGGGGTCCGAGAAAAAATCTAGAGAATACCATTAGGTGGTTCATTGAGGAAAACTATGATCAAGAAGTTGGTCTTGTAATAAAGACTTTTTCTATGAAAAATTGTCTCATGGATAAAAATTACACAACAGGTAGGCTTGCAAATATTCTAAACGAGTATAAAGATGGGGATAGAAAGTGCAAGATTTATTTATTACATGGTGATATGACCAACGAAGAAATGACTGGCCTTTATAGACACCCCAAAATAAAGGCACTAATCTCTTTAACACACGGCGAAGGTTTTGGGCTTCCAATTTTTGAGGCTGCCTACAACGAACTTCCGATTATAACAACAGACTGGGGTGGGCAAGTGGATTTCCTATACGCCCCAGACAAGGGCAGGAAGAAAAAGGCCATGTTTTCTAAGGTTAAATATAATATAGCCCCAATCCAAAAAGAGGTGATTTGGGAGAATGTTCTGGTCGAAGGATCTCAGTGGTGCTATCCTGACGGGGGTAGTTATAAAATGAGACTGCGTGAGGTTAGAAATAACTATAAAAAATATAAGTCTATGGCTAAAAAACTCTATAAACACGTTTGTGTCGAATTCGCTCCGGAGAAGCAATATGAATTATTTGCAAACTCAATGTGTGGCCCTGATTTTATTGAAATGGAAAGTTGGCTCTCCGAGCTAGAAAACTCTGAGCAGGTATTTGAGTGAAAATTCATTTCATAGCAGATTTCTTTGCAGACCAAGTTAACGGTGGCGGAGAACTGAACAACTCAGTTCTAATTGATTTACTGCGTAGTAAAGGACATGAAGTTTTATGTGTGAACAGCCACTTGGTTAGCGAATACAATATTTTAAGCAGTGATGCTATTATAGTTTCTAACTTTATAAATTTATCTGAACAAAACAAAAGTGCGATTCAAAGAAAAAAATATATTATTTATGAACATGATCACAAATATTTACGCAATAGAAACCCTGCTGCTTATAAAGATTTTAAGGCTCCGAACAAAGCGATTATTAATTATGAGTTTTATAAAACAGCAAAAGCTGTTTTTTGCCAATCGGATTTTCATGCCAATATAGTTAAGAAAAATTTAAAAATGAACAATATTATTAGTGTTGGCGGCAACTTGTGGGCGAAAGAAACTTTAGATACATTACGTCTTTTGTCTAAAAACACTAAATCTGGTCGCAGTTCCATTATGTATTCTAATATATTGCACAAAGGTACAGAACACTCTAAGCAGTATTGTACGGAAAAAAAAATAGAATACGAATTAATAATGCCCTGTGAACATGACCAATTTTTAGAAAAGCTTGGTGCTAATGAAACACTAGTTTTCTTTCCTAAAACGCCCGAGACTCTCTCAAGGATAGTTGTGGAGGCAAGGATGATGAATATGAAAGTAGTAACAAATAGTTTAGTAGGAGCCGCAGGCGAATCTTGGTTTGTCAACAAGGGCGAGGCTTTGATAGATTTGATGGAAAACAAAAGAGACGAAATACCAATTATGGTGTTGGAGGCACTAGGTGTCTAATCATTTTAAAGTGGTCATACCTTTCTATAATGTCGATAAATGGATCAGAAAAACGTTATTGAGTGTTAAACATCAGAGCTATAAAAATTTCCAGTGTATTCTTATTGACGATTTATCTACTGATGAATCGGTGGAGATTATAAAAAAAACAATTGACGGCGACGATAGATTTCTTTTAATAGAAAACACTGAAAAAAAATACCCATTTGAGAACATACGCAGCGCACTCTCAACAACTGCACCCAGTAAAGAGGATGTTGTCGTTGTGCTACATGGTGATGATTGGCTTGCCACAAAAGATTCACTTAAAATATTGAATGAAGAATATATCAAACACTCTTGTTGGATGACTTACGGCAGTTATGTAGAATACCCGTCTGGTATCGTTGGCAAATTTTCTAAAAAAGTTCCAGATTATGTAATCGATAATAACTGTATTAGAGAAGCACCATGGACAACTTCGCATTTACAGACTTTTAAATATGGACTTTGGGATAGCCTTAGTGACGAGTGTTTTGTAGAGTCCGGCGACAGAGAACATCATTTTATGTACGCGTGGGACCTAGCTTGGACTTACCCCTTATTTGAACTTGCGGGACATAAAAGTCATTTTATAAATAAAGTTCTTTATGTATATAATCGCGACAACCCATTAAATGTTGATAAGGTAGATCACGCAACACAACTCGCAACGGAACAAAGAATTAGGGGGATGAAAAGATGTAGCCCGCTGGAAGAGTTGTGAGTGTCACGCTTGTAGGGGGCAGGGGTCAGCTAGGGAATTCTCTGGCTTTAATTTTAGACTCTATTGCCTGTGATGACGAAGTTTATATTTATCATACTTGGAATGTATCAAATAAAGCGGAAAGCTCACAGAAAAAAGAGTACGATAGATTTGTGAAGTTTGTTGAGAAACATAAAAATAAAAAAATTATATTTGTTTCAACTAGTTCCACAAAAGAAACATATTATACATATTATAAGCACACAGCAGAGTCATATTTACTGGCCAATTCTTTAAAGTCCATAGTCGTAAGACTTCCCACTTTTATATCACACAAATCAGTCATAAAAGGCCTCTCTGAAGGCTCGGTCAAACCTAGCGGAGTTATGGAACTCATATCTGTCCAGGACGCTGCTAAAGCCATATTAGGATACGTGGGCTACTCTGGTTTAGTTCGAAGCTTCTCTGTTCCCGGCGAAAAAATTTCAGCTAAGTATGTGGATTTAATTTTAAAAGTATGAAAATAGAACTTGATACAATTCGTAATTCTCATAAGGACAAACCATGTGTCGTGGCTTGTCATGGCCCTAGTTTAAATTTTTCTAAGGACCGTATAGAAAAACTACAAAGAGAAGAAAAGTTATTAAGATTTTCTGTGAACGAGTGGTACAGTTTTTTTACTGAAAAACCTGATTACTGGGTTGTTTCTAACGGCGAATTTACAATTAAAAATTCAATTACAGAAAATCATATATGGAACTCTCGTGGGTATCCAAAGAACGTATTTAATAAATACAATGTTCCCCTGCTGTACAACGCAACAGCGGACTTGACGAAATTTGATTTTATAGAAAAACATTTAAAATGTGATTATTTGCCTTACGATACAAAACATTTTAAGAAACACAAGTGCTCACAGATACTTAAAAATTTTAAACATCATTATGATAACCACAAAAATTTAGACTATAGAGATTATGGTAACAATCCACAAATGTGGAGCCGACCAAATACACACGGAGTACACCCCGTGGTTGCCCAAGTGCATGGCCACATAGCTCCCGCTTGGAGGTCACACGGTGATTGTTGTGATCATTTTATAAATAAAACCCTTCAAGAACACCTACAGGAGATATCAGGGCACAACAAACACGCAGGCCCAGGTCAAACAGTGGGTATGTTTGCTATTATGTTAGCAATACATATGGGTTGTAACCCAATATATATTACCGGAATGGACCTTGATTATAGTGTTGGTTATGCAAATACAGACGCTAATTTACCAATAAATTTTCCAAACGT